GACCGACATCTTTGCGGCATCGGCCGAAGGGCGCATCCGTCAATGATCTAATCTCGGAGGCCGTCAATGCCTATTGCACAAGGTACGCCATATCTGGGATCGGCCGCGAACCCCGCCTATAGCGGGGCGCCGGCTGGTGGCGTGTTCATCCCGGAAATCTGGTCTGGTAAGCTCATCGAGAAGTTCTACGCCGCGACGGTGCTTGCTGCTATCAGCAACACCGACTACGAGGGTGAGATCAGGAACTTCGGCGATAAGGTGAAGATCCGCACTAAGCCGACGATCACCATCCGCGACTACCAGCTCGACCAGGTGCTGACCGTCGACCGGCCTAGCTCAACGGCGGTAGAGCTGACGATTGATTATGCTAAGTACTTTAACCTGGTGCTCGACGACATCATGGAGCGGCAAAGCGACATGAATTTGTTGTCGATGTGGGCGGACGACGCGTCGGAGCAGCTCAAGATCACCATCGACGCCGCTGTTCTGTTAGGTATCGACGCCGGTGTCGACGTCAAGAATAAGGGCGTGACGGCGGGCAAGGTCAGCGGCAACGTCAACCTTGGCGCCACCGGCGCGCCGGTGATCCCGACCGGTACGACGATCCTCGACTCGATCGTCAATATGGGTCAGTGCCTCGACGAGCAGAACATCCCGGAGACCGGGAGATGGCTGGTCATCCCGCCCTGGATCGGCTCGCTGATTAAGAAGTCGGACCTGCGCAACGCCTCGATTTCGGGTGACGGCGTCTCGCTGGTGCGTAACGGGCGGCTCGGTATGATTGATCGGTTCACCCTCTACAGCTCGAACCTGCTGCCGACGGTGACCGACACGACGCATACCGTGACCCGCGTCTTTGGCGGGCACCCGGCCGGCCTCACCTTCGCCTCGCAGATCAGCGAGATGGAGACGCTGCGTTCCGAGAGCACTTTCGGCACGCTGCTGCGCGGCCTGCAGGTCTATGGCTACAAGGTCATCGACGGGACGACCCTGGTTGAGTTGTACGCGGCTCCGTCGTAATCGGTATCTACAGGTTCTGTAGACCGTTCCCTACGGTAGGGAGAGTATAACCCTCCCTACGGAGGCGCAGATGAAGACCGTTGGTGACTTGCTTGGCGAGGCGCGCGAGATATTGAACGACACCGTTCCGATCTCGGGCGCCCCGCGCTTTGAGGACAGCGATCTGGTACACGCGCTCAACGACGCGTTGTACCAGCTTCGCAACAAGCGCCCGGATGCGTGGCTCGGCTTTGGGCTGCGCCTGTCAGTGCCGCAATACGTGATGCCGACCGACGCCGATACGCCGTTTCCGGTAAGTGACATTTTGTTTTATGCGCCGTGCCTGTTTTATGTCGTCGGGCGCTCGGAGTTGACCGAGGACACTTTTAGCACCGACGGCCGCGCGGTGTCGTTGATGAATAAGTTCGTCGCACAAATTCTCTCGGTGCAATCATGAGCGGTCCCTCCTCGACCCCGATCTGCGAGCTGCCTGGCTACCTGTCGCCGGAGCCGAACGTTGACCGGTTGTTTGACAATATCGGGGCGATCATTCCCGGGCTGACGACCGAAGTCCTGTCGATGGTGATCTGGAACACCATCGAGGATTTTTACATGACGAGCACCTATCGTCGGGAACATGTCTACTGGCGTCTGGACCCCGGTGTTTTGACCATAAGTTTTGACCCCTACGATCAGGACTGGCGCGTGTCACGCTTTCTTGGGTTTAGTGGTCTCGATCGGGTTAAGTTCGAGCCGCCGGGGCGCATCCGTGATCTGACCTCGCCACCGCCTACCACGACGCGCAACGGCGAGGTCCTGCTGTCGCTCAAGCCTAGGAGCATCAATACCTGCCTGCCATACGATGTGTGGACGACTTACTTCGATGCGCTCTACAACGGTGCGTTGGCACGGCTCTACATGCAGCCGGCGAAGCCTTACGGCGATATGAAAGCAGCGCAGCTTTGCACCTCTATGTACCGCAAGGGCGTCGCAGGCGCCCGCGCCGAGGCGCAAGCGGCGCACGTCCGTGAGGGGTCGAGCTGGAGCTTCCCGTACTTTGCGGCGGGTGGGTATCCGAGCGGGCGTGGCGGCGGCCACTTTCCCGGTCGCTGGTAAGGAGAACGCCGATGGACGGTGGCAGCGGCGGCGATTATTTTTTTAGTGTGATGCCTTACACGGTTCAGCCGTTTGGGCCGGTGACCAAGGAAAACCTCGACGTTACCTTGTTGGTATTCGACTTTACCTGTTGGCTCAATGCAGGCGAGACGATCGGCGCGATTGCGCAGCCGGCGGTGCAGCTTGAGGGCGCGGTGCCGGTTCCGCCTTGGCAGAACGACTATCCGCTGGATAATACGTCCGTCACTCAACCCCCTGCGGATACCTACCCACTGATGATCCAGTCGGCGGCGATTACCTTGTCGGCATCTCAGGTCCAGGTTCGCGTCTCGGCTGGGACGCCAGGCTTGAATTACGTGGTTAGCGTAATTGCCACCTCGTCGGAGGCGCAGCCTCGGCGCAAGCAGGTCGACTGTCTTGTGACGATTGAAAAGCCACTCAACCTGAACATGGTCGCGGCGGCAACGCCTGACCCGTCCGCCGGGGGCCAGCCGATCATCGTCAACGGCTCTACGACAATCCCGATGGGTTACAACGGCCGGGTTTACGTACAGAACACCAGCGGTGCGCCGATCATCGTCACCTTGCCGATAACCCCGACCCAGCTACAGCGGGTCGCGCCGGTGGATATTACCGGCAACGCCGGGGCTTTTCCGATTACTTACCAGGGCGCGCCCGGTAATACGATTTACGCCGCCTCTAGTTTTGTCAGCGATATCAACTATGACGATTTGATTTTCGAGTGGACCGGCGCACACTGGATCGTGCTGGCGTCGCGATACGCATTCCTCGGGTGAGGTGAGCAATGCCGCGTAACTATCCCTATCTCCAAGGTGACCGCCTGGTCGGCCTGCGCCTCGACAACGATCTTGAGCTGTCTTCCGGTACAGTTCCGCCGAGCGGCGCGGGCGGCGGGGCGGGTCAGTTCAAGTTGTGGATGGCGACCGGCGGCCCGCCGCCCGGACCGTCGCTGCGCATGGCGACGGCAGCCCGGGCGACAGCGGGGAGCTACGTGGCGTCTGAATGGGCGACGCTGGGCACGCTTAATATTGCGGGAAATACTTTTAGCTTTCAGGGCGGTTGGAACGGCGACCTGACGACGACGGGCAATCTTTATCTTGGTGGTCCGTCTATTCATTTCAATGGTTCGATCAGTGCAGGACCAAACATCCAGGCTGATACGAATTTTGCTTTTAGGCTCGGTCCCAGCGGCGGCGCGTATCTCTGGTTTGATCAGAACGTAACTACAATGGCGAGTCTTACTAATACCGGTTTTAGCGTATCCGGTAATCTTACTGCTAGCGGCTCACTATATCTTTCAGGACAGTCAGCGTTTTTCTTCGGCGCGTCTTCGGCAGGGCCGAATATATCGGCTGACGGGACAAATATGTCGCTGCGTCCAGGATCTGGTAATGGATCATTGATTATTACGAGCAGCTCGGGTACGCCTACTGCGCTTGTTAGTTTCGCCAGCGGAAATATTACTTGCGGAAATTACCTTTATCTCAACAGTTCAAATGGTAACGTCAACTCTGTTGGTGGTCCGTTTCTTTTTGGCGATGCTAATTATGTTCAGATACAACTAGGTGTTAACAACGCCGGTTTTGCGGTTCACGACCATAGTGGTTTTGAACGGTTTTTTGTTAGCGGGGTAGGTATTTTGGCCCTGAACGGAAAAACAGTTCTTAGTGGCGACGCCAACTACAATGTGGTCTACGACGCCTCGCAGCGTCAGTGCCTCTTGCTCGGGAGCACGGCGAATAACACGAATATGTACCGTGCCGATACGCATGTTTTTGAGACGAACGCCGCCACGCCCCTCGGGCAATGGACGAGTGCCGTCCTCGCGTCTAACACGCCCATCAGCTCGGGTCAGAATATCGGTACGCAACTGGATCTCATTGCCGGCCGTGATGTCACTGCAGGTCGTAACATGAATGTAACTAACGATATTGCTGCCCAAGGTGTTTTTCGCCGGACTATAGGTGGTTCAAAAGGTGCCAGGGTCGAGTGCTGGGCCGGTGATTGGGATAGCATGCAGTTTGGTATGACTACCGGCCATTTGAGCGTTAGCCCAGACGGCGGAACCAGCGGTTTTATTTTTAATAGTGACAGCTCGTATTCGGATGTCCGTCTCAAGGATAATATCCGCGATACCGACGTGGATGCTCTGGAGATACTTCGCCAAACTCCGGTACGCGCGTTTGAGTGGAACGCTAAGGGGCGCGAGCTTATGCCTTGGGCCAGCCCGGTGGAATGCGGTCTCGTCGCGCAGGAACTCGAGGAGACAATACCGGTTGCGACAGGTACCGCGCCTTTTGCCGACGAGCCGATGTACATCAACAACCAGAACCTCACCCCCTATATTATCCGCGCGATCCAGCAGATCGCGGATCGTCTCGACGCGATTATCCGCGCGATCCAGCAGATCGCGGATCGTCTCGACGCAGGAGGACTATGATGCACGGGCAAATTGGTGGGCCTTATTACAAAGGCAAGGGCGGCGGCACTAACGACACCGGCGACGACAACAACGTTAATAATTCGGGCGGTACTTGGGGGCACTCCGTGCCGCAGCGGCCGATCCCGGGGCCGGCATCGACTGGCGGCCCGGTCTCGCTGAAGCGGGCGCTGGCGAAGAAGAGCGGCTCCCTTGGCGGGCCGGCTTTGCCCAACCGCAACACCACCGGCGCGGGGAGCGTTTAGTCCCTACGTAGGGAAGAGGAGGAACATCATGGCCGCAGCTTATCAGCACGCTTCCGATTACGTCCCGGATTGCCCACCCTATTCGGGGGTGATCAAAGCCGATGGTACCTGGGTTGCCTGCGAGGCTAACAGCGCCGAGTGGGACGCGTACGTGGCCTGGGCGGCTGCCGACGCAGCTAATGTCCCGGACCCCTACCTACACCCGGAACAGGGTGGAGTTACGCTCGTCGTGCCGCCGGATACGGTGCCTTATGGGACGATGCTCGACTCGATCCCGCCTGACGCGGGGGGTAATCCCGTGCCAGGATTGCCGCCTAAGAACGTCGACGTGCCGGCGGTGATGCCAGCCTCGGCTGCCGTCGGCGACGAGCTTTCGTGTACGATGGGTAACTGGGAGGGCGAGCCAAAGCTCTATTCCAGCGTCTGGATGAGCGACGGCGAGACCCAGATCGCGGCGGGGACTTTTTACACGATCCAGCCTGGCGACGCGGGGCACAGCCTGACCAGTGTCGTGACCGCGACTAACGATTACGGCGCGACCGATGCTCCGCCGTCCAACGCGGTGGCGATCGCCGCTGCTGTCGTCGCAGCTGCACCGGCGGCGTCTGAACCGGCACGATCGGTGCCACGGCAGGAACCCGAAGAGCACGATAATCATCGTGGCAGGCATCGCAGGGAGTAGTTTCTCTTGGTCGCCTGGGAGATCAAAGGTATGGGGGGCATGATCCCCCGCACCGACAACCGTCTGATCGGCGACAACATGGCGGTCGAGGCGGTGAACTGCGACCTGACTGGGGGGCAGCTCCAGGGGCTGCCCCAGGTCGAATTTGAGATTGACCTCTCCGGCGCGCTGCCGGTCGTGGAGCGGGCTTACCGCTTCCCGGCTGACAGCACTGGGCCAGAAGTCTGGCTACCCCTCCCCTCGCGCTACAGCTGCGTAGTGCGCTCGCCGCTAGCCAACGACACACAGCAGCGGATCTACTGGACCAACCCCGGTGATCCGGTGCCGTGGTTTAATACGCGGGCACGGATTGCGGCCAGTCAGCCGCCGTATAATCTCGGGATTGTCCAGCCGTCGGGGCCGGCGCCGGTTATCGTCAGCGTGACTGGCGGTACGACGGGGGTGGATGAGATTGAGCGTAGCTACCTCTACACCTACATCAATGAGTTTGGCGAGGAGAGCGCGCCCTCTGCGGCGAGCGACGTCGTGGCAGGCTTGCCTGATGCGACATGGACGGTCTCGGGGTTTCCGACAGCTGCCCCTGCTAACCCGCCTGGGGTTACTTATCCGGCGATAATTAAATATAGGATCTATCGGACGATCACCAGCACGACGACCGGGGCGCAGTTTTATGAAGTAGGCGACATCGTTCTGCCGCAGGGTAGTGACGTCTTTGTCGATACCCACCTTGATGGGGAGATTGTCAGTAATTTAATACTTGAGTCTTCTACTTGGGAAAACCCGCCGACTGGTCTCGACGGGTTGGTGGCGATGCCGGGTGGGTTTCTCTGCGGCTTCACCACCAACACCGTGCACTTCACCGAGCCGGACCGGCCGCACACTTGGCCTAGCGTCTACGATCAGAGTGCTCACTACACCGTCGTCGCGCTAGCGGTATGGCAGCAGTACCTTATGGTGCTGACGCAGGGTTACCCCTCGACGGGGTCCGGCAATATGCCGTCCAACATCGTTATTACACAGACCCAGGTGGCTGAGCCGTGCATCGCCCGGGGGTCGGTGGTGGTTGACACGACAGGGGTGTATTACGCATCACATAACGGTCTGATCGAGCTGACCGGGTATGGTGTGCAGAACATCACCGAGCAGCTCCTGTCCAAGAATAACTGGCTGACGAGGTATCACGCCGATAGTTTGATCTCGGCGCGGCATCGGTCGCAATACATCGCCATAAACCAAACACCCCTTGGGTTTATCATTGACTACTCCGAGCCGCAGCGGCTCGGCGTCGAGGATCTGAGCACGCTTAATAATGTGGTGTGCATCTGGAACGATGAGTATACCGGTGACACGTTGGTGTGTTCGGGCGGTAAGATTTATGAATGGGACTGCCCGACTTCTGCTCCGTTGATTTATCGCTGGCGGTCGAAGCAGTTCTTCTCGCCGATGCCGATCAACCTGGGAGCCGCGCAGGTCGAGCTTGATCCGCAGGTCCTTGATACGCCGCCGAGCGATCCGATCCCGCTTGATAACGGCGATCCGACGATGCAGCTGCCGGCCGGCATAAACGCGCAGTTTCGTTACTATGCCGGGCCTAAGCTTGTTCTCATTATGACCCGCGACCTCACGAAGCAGATGGAAATCTTCCGACTGCCTAAGGGATTTAAGGCGTTTGATCACCAAGCTGAAATCGTCGCGCGGGTGCCTATATCGTCGATCCAACTTTCGACGACGTTGGCGGAGCTGAAGGGCGTCTGATGGCCGGCGTTGCACCGCCTATTGGCTCGCAGCTGCCCCGGCGGGTCTCGACGCGTCCCAACAACAATCCGTTTACGCCGCCAATTCCCGCGCCGACGACCGACGTAAATAACCTGCGTGCTTGCGTCGAGGCGCTCAAGGCATCCACTGAGAGCCTGATCGGACAGCGCGGCGACGCATCTAACCGGGCAGTGACGTTTCGCGATCTCATAGGTTTTGGGGTACTCAGCCCGGCGGCGGTGCAAAGCCCCAGCGGATCGGCCCCCGGTGCTGGCGGCGGTGGCGGCTCTAGCGGCGTACCGTTTCTTCCACTCGCCGGCGGTGTTTTGACGGGTACGCTCGGACAGACGATGTCGGTTACGTCGTCGAGTGCGATTGTCTCGAACGTCACCGGTTCCGGGTCTAGCACGCCTCCAAGTACTTACATCTATTCGGTTGGTGAGACGTTTCAGACCGGATCTAATTTTTACACGATGGCGCATTACGCCGATCAGATGAACTCGGGCGGGACCGGGCATCGTGTGACACTCGATGTCGACATGACTACGGGGTTTGGCGGGGTTAACCATTTTTACGTGCCGCTGCAAACCAACGCGGTGTGTACCGGCGGTAGCGGGGCGTTTATCGGCGCGAACCCGACGGTGACGATCGGCGCGAGCGCGGCGTCTACGGTGCTGGCGGCAGGACTGGAAGTTGACACGCTGATCCAGAGATCGTCGGTAGCAAACAAGATCGGCATTAAGATCGCCGATGTGCCGGGATCTATCGGGATCGGCTCCGCTGCCGACGCGGCGCTGGTGATCGACAGCGACACGAGTGCCGTAGGGTATCTTACCGGTATTCTGATCGGCAGCGGCGGCGGGAGCCACGGTGTCAAGACGACGGGTACGTTGTTTACGACGGCGGCGAATACGTTTGGCTCCGGTATCGACCTGGGGAGTGCGACCTTCACTAATAACGCGTTTGTCACTAAGGGTATATCCATCGACGGCAGCGGAGCAGCTACTCAGGCTATTACATTTTCAACACCTAAATGGGGGGTCAGGTCTGACGTAAGCGTCACTGGTGGCCCCAGCACGACTGGGTTTGGGGCTTACATGTTTTCGGCGGCTGATGCTGTCCCGCTCGCGACCAATAATTTCTACGTCGGGACGCTGATACAGGAGACGATGAACTCGGGCGGCACTGGCTGTCGACTCGCCCTCGATATCAACATGCAGACCGGGTATGGTCAGCCCAATCAGTTCTACGTAGGCGTACAACCCAACGCGATATGCAACGGAGGTTCGGGGTATTTTGAAGGGGCTAACCCGACTGTTACGATCAATGCGAGCGCGGTCAGCGCGTCGACTGCAGCGTGCGTGATCGAAGCCGACATTCTGCTTCACGCCAATGTAGTTGAGAAGATTGGCGTACAGATCGTCGATATCGGTGGTTCGACCGGGGTGGGTTCGTTTCGCGATGTCGGGTTGTGTATCGAAAACAGCTCGGCGACACCGGGGCCGTCATCTGTCGGGTTTCAGGACGGCATCAAGATCGGCTCGTTCCCGGCGGCGAACGGCGGGGCCGGCGGGGTTAAGCCAACCGGCACTTTATTTAACACCGGGGCGTTTACTTACGCGACGGGTATCGATCTCAGCCATGCGACGCTGACGACGGCGTTTGTCTCCAACGGGTTCTCGGTGAGCGGCGTGGGTGGGGTCGTCCTCGGCGCGCCGACTGGCGGTAATAAGGGTGCCGGCACGCTTAACGCGACAGGGCTTTTTGTCAACAATGTGCCGGTCATCACCGGCAGCAGCGGGCTTTCTGGGATGGTCGCCGGGCAGCTCCCGATCGCTGCGAGCGCGACAACAATCACATCGTCAACCGCCTCATTGGCCGCGAGCTTTATGCCCGCCTACACTGGCGATGTCACCAGCCCCGCCGGCTCGACGGTCAACACGCTGCCAGTTGTGAACTCGAATATCGGCACTTGGAATAACATCACGATCAATGCTAAGGGGCTGGCTACTGCCGGCTCCAACGTTGCTTACCTGACGGCTGTGCCGGCCTATACGGGGGACGTGACCAGCGCGGCTGGCGGAACGGTTAATACCCTCGCGACAGTCAATGCTAACGTCGGCACGTTCCAGGGCCTCACCGTCAACGCCAAGGGTCTGGTGACGGCGGCGGTCAATCAGAGCTACGCGACGGTGGCGCAGCTTGGGAATTACTTGCCCCTGGCCGGCGGCACGCTGTCTGGGGACCTCACGGTCAACGGCACGGCGGGTGGGTTTTCTGTGGCCGTCACCAGCCCTAACACTGCTGGCAGCTCGGATGGGTTGTATGTGTCAGCCGGTACGAACGCATCGGACTGGATGATCTACGGACAGAATGCACCGGGCACGGCGGGTTTCACGGTGCGCGGCGACGGCTTGGCGAATTTTACCGGATCGCTGGGCGTCGGCGGCTCCACGACGCTCGGCGGTACGCTGGTGGTGAACGGAGCCAATGCTCGCGTCAACGAGATCGGTGCGGGTGATGTTCAGTTGCAGCTCGGTAGTAATGCTAGGACTGCTAATGGAAATGTTTATCTAGACTTCAAAACTAATACGACAAACAGCCTTGATTTTAGGATTATTCGGCTAGCCGGTGCCAACGCCAATACGACACTGCAACATGGTGGCACGGGTCAAATCCAGTTCGCCATAGGCGGTACGACAGTAGCTATCGCTAATAATGGTGTTTTTGGCGCGCCGGGTTTTCAATCACGGTCGGGATTTAGCGGGCCGGCTCAGGGCAACGCCTTTAACCTGCAGTGGACCGGCGCGGCCTTTCACCTGTGGGTGGATACGGTCGATACGGGAGTGATCACCGTCAGCTCGGATTATCGGATCAAGGAGAATGTCGTCGAGCTGCCGTCGACTTGGGAGATGGTCAAGGCGCTGCGCCCGATATCCTACACGATCAGGGGCAACGCAGAACTCAAGACAGTCGCGGACCCGCTGGAACGCTGGGGCTTTGTCGCGCACGAGTTGCAGGAGACGCTGATCCAGAGCGCCGCGAACGGTTATAAGGACGCGCCTAACTGCATCCAATCCCCTAATCTATCGACGGTTGTCGCCGCCCTGGCTCGCGCGCTGCAGGAAGCGATGGCGCGTATTGAGATACTCGAAGGAGCTGTAGCATGAATGGGGTTTTAGCACCCGACGCACTACTGGTAGTGAAACTCGAAGCTCAGCAATGGAATGTCGTCATGGCTGGGGTGGCCGAGCTGAAGCTGAAGGATGCGCTGTCGCTGTGGCAAGTTATGACGGAGCAGCTTCAGTCGCAGCTTCAGTCGCAGGCTTCGGTCGCTAACGGCCTCGATAGGCACTCTACCTTCCAGGAGCCGGCCCATGACCAAATATAGTGACGTGCCGCAGGTCAATGCGCTTTACGCCGAGCAGCAGACGGTGCAGTCGGCGATTGAGATGCTCGACGATGGTGGCACCGTATCGTCCTTGACGGTTGCGCCGGCACCACCGCCTGAGGACGCGCCGATGATGCGCTCACCGATGCAGGCGACGCGGATGTCGGTCTCGATCGCCTCCGTCGATACGTCCAAGGAAACATTGACGGCGGTGCGTGCGCAACTGGCGGCGCGCGACAGCGCAATTACTGCCGAGTTGAACGCGCTTGGAGTGACATGAGTCGCGAGATCTTTTTTGATGCGCCGGGGGCCGGTGAGTGGGTGATGAGCCGGGTGCAGGGCTATTTCACGCCCGGGCACGATCACTCGTTCACGACGCATCGCGACGGCGAGATCCTTGGCGGTTTTGTGCTGTGCGACTATTTCGGCAACTCGATAACCGTGCACATGGCCGGCGAGGATAAGTTTTGGTGCTCGCGTGATCTTTTATGGTTCGTCTTCGACTACGGCTTTAACCACTGTAAATGTAACAAGATGCTGGCCCCGGTGCGCTCCGACAACACCGTGGCGCTGGCGCTCGATACAAGAGCTGGCTGGCAGGTCGAGGCTGTGCTAAAGGATATCTACGCCCCCGGTACCCACATGGTCGTCCTGGCGATGACCAAGGACGCTTGCCCCTGGCTTAATCACCAGCCTCGGGTACTGGTCAGGAAGGCGGCGTAAATGGGCGGGAAAGCTCCCTCACCTCCAAATTATGCGCCACTTGCTGCGGCATCGCTGGCGCAAACCCAGGCCGCGACGCAGGCGTCCCAAGAGTCGGCGGATATCGCCCGGCAGCAGCTCGATGTTCAGAAGCAGGCGTACGACACGGCGGCGAGCCAAGGCGCTGAGTATTTCGCTGCTTATCAAAAGCAGCAGGATCAGAACCAGCAATACCTGTCTGACGTCATGCCTACCGTAAAAGCCGAGATGCAGTCGCAGCTGGATACTTCGCAAAAGGCCGGTACTTATCTCGACACGCAGATCGCCAACGCCAACCAGGCCGCCGATCAGTCTAAGTACCTATGGGACCGCTACACTAATCAATTGGTGCCGGTGCAGAACCAGCTGATCGACTATGCGAAGTCGCAGGCGCCGGGGACACCCGCTGGTAACGCTTACGCCGACCAGCAGGCGGCAGCGGCCAAGGCGGACGTCTATACGTCGATGGACGCGGCGCGGGTCAATGCCGATCAACAGCTTCGATCTTATGGCATCGATCCTAGTCAGGGACGATCGGAGGGACTCAACCGGGCGCAGCTGGTTGCTGAGCACGCAGCGGCCTCGGCCGCCGGCACGCAGTCGCGTATCCAGTCTACGACGCGAGGGCTGTCCCTGCTCGGCGCGGTCAACGACATGGCTACAGGTGCGCCGGGGCAGGTTGCGCAAGCCTTGGCCTTGACTGGACCAGTTGGGACTGCGGGGTTCAACGCCGCTAATACCAGCGGGGTCGCCGGGGTCAACGCGGGTCTCAGCGCTACCTCGACGCAGAGTTCGCTCTCGCCGGCGGCCAGCCTCGGTGGTCTTGCGCTCAACCCCTACATCAACGCGCTTGGGCCGTTCGGCTCGAGCGGCTCGAGCCTGGCCAACACCAGCGCGAACTTTTTTGGCCAGGGCACCGCTGCGATCGGTCAGTCAGCTAACATACTGAACACCGGGTTCCAGAACCAGATGAGCGAGTACAACGCCAACGAGGCGGCGTTGCAGAACACGGTGAAGGGCATCGGTTCGTTGGTGGGTGGCGGTCTTGGCTTTGCGCTTGGCGGGCCGGCGGGTGCGCTGACCGGCGCTAATATTGGCGGCAGGGCATAAATATAGGAACTACAGATGTCTTTCCCTCTTGGTAGTTTCACCGATGGCCTGTTCTCCGGTGCGCAGAACACCATCCAGCTGATGGGTGAGGTTCAGAAGTACAAGGAGAACGAGGCGACGTTCCAAGACCGCGCTCAGGCATATCGTAACGCCATCGCTACGAACCAGCCCCAGGGAACACAGCCAACGCAACCGGCGACGGCGCTGCCCAGTGCGCCAGTGACCCCCGTGACAACGGAACCACTACCAGCGCCGGATGTCTCGACTGCGGTGCCGCTTAGCCCGGCTGGCAGCCCCCAAGTACCGTCTACGACGACCCCAACCGTGCAAGCGCCGACGCCTGCGCCGGCGACAACGGTGCCGGCACCTATCACGCCACAGGCTGGTGGTTATGACCCGGCTACGGCGGCGACGCCTGCACCTGCTGTGCCGGCGGCTCCCGCGCCGGCTGCGCCAGCTAAGACGAGTGCGCTCGGCGGCACGGCGTATACTAGTGCTGGTCAGACCCAGACCGCAGATGCGTCGGGAGGGAAGAATTATACGTCGGATGCGCCGCTGGTTTATCTGCCGCCAGGGCAGTTCTCGGCGCAGACGCGAAGCCAGGCACAAGCAACTCAACAGCGCGCTCCGCCGTCGCAGGTGACGGCGCTGGCCGGCGCTAATTTCCCTACCGTAGGGAGGGCCTGAGATGGCTGGTGTGCCTGATCCCGACGAGGGACCCGACCCTTACGCGCCAAACCCCGCTGCAGACGCCGCCAACGCGGCGTCTGACAAGATGCTGGCGAATGGGTATCCGCCGACCCAAGCGTTGTCGGGTGCGGCGCCCGCACCGGCGGTCGCCGCTGCTCCTGTGGCGGCCGCACCTACGCAGGCGCTCGACCCGAACACACCCCCCGCCGGTGTTACGCCGGGTCAGCCCTACGCCACTGGGACGATCCCGCCGCCCGGAACCACGGCGCCGTCGGCGCCTGCTGTTCCCGCTGGGACTACGACGACTCCGTCGCAGACAGCAACTGCGGCGCTCGCTCCCGCGCTACCACCTGTGCAAGGCGGCGGCATGGACCCGGCTACAGCGGCATCGCCGGCGCCGCAGGTTCCGCCCGATACTCAAGAGGGTGCGGAGAAGCCGCCCAAGGATTTATTCAAGGACCCGCCCAAGCCGCAGGCCAACCCCGGCCCGCCAGAGACAGCGCTGCCTAGCGCTGCCCCCCAGACAGACCAACAACCCGTGCCGCCGACACCGCAGATTAAGCCGTCGATGTACCGCTACACTGAATTACAAAAGAGCGACCCGACGCTGTGGGAAAATATAAATCAAGCTGGGATACTGACCGGCGTCGACCCCGTGGCCGTCGCCAACGTGGCGTATCTGGAGAGCCGGTGGAACGTCAACGAGCCGGAGAACTCCAAGCACGCGGTCGGGTTGATGCAGGTGACCCCGGCAGCGGCGGCTGACGTTGATCCTACTGGTAGGCTGGACCGTTACAACGCGCACGATAATCTGATCCTCGGGTCGATGTACCTCAATAAGATGTTTGCTAAATACGGCCAAGGTACGGCCTCGGCCTACGCCGCGTATTTTGCCGGGCCGGGTGGGGTTGACGCCATCGCTAGGTTATCACCGGATGATCAGCGCAAGCAGTTTCCGCACGTCCTGGATTACCCGCAGCAGATCGCGCAGGACAAGCTCAACGGTGTGGTGCGCCCCGGCGCCGGCACGGTGGATGATCACCGGGGCGCCAGCACGTCGCCGGCTAACGCTCAGGCTCTTGTTCAGTCAAGGGTCGCTGACTGGCTTGCTGCTCTTACGCCGGAACAGCGCGCGCAGGTAAAGGCTAGTGGTGGCGACGCGACTGGGGTAACCATCGACGGCATTACGCCGGAGATGGCACAGACCCTTGCCGACCACGGCCTGACACAACAACCCGGTCAGCCCAACCGCATCGGCATGACGGCGGCGTCGGCTGGTGACACTAAGAATTTTCAGGTTCCTGGGAGCGCGCCTAGCACTCTGGCGGTATCTAATCAGCCAGGGTCGCGCGATCAGACACAGATCACCGACGGCGCCAACGCAACCGGCGGCCCGACTGGTAGCCAGGTAGCGTCCGCCGCTCCTGCGCCGGGTGGCGCATCGACCGCGTTGCCGCTCCCCCAGGTCAACGTCAACGCTAAATCTCCGCAACCGCTGACCCCCGGCAGCCAGACCGATTTCAGAACCCTGGTGTCTAACGTCTCGCAAGGCGGCCCCGACGCCGGGATGACTTACTTACAAAATTCTAACCCTCGGGGGATGACCTCGGATGATTTGTTGCGTACGGCGCAGAACTCGATGCTCGCGTGGACGATGCACCTCGGGCCGGCGGCGATGGAGCAGGGTCAGGAATTTGTCACCATGTTTGCCCAGCAGGGCACGTTCCAACATCTGAAGCGTGGCTTTGAGATGCAGAGCGTCGGTGACGCGCAGGGCGCCGCCAACGAGTACGCACAGGCTTACAAGTATTTTCCCAATGGCGAGAACACCAGGTTTCGGGTGACCGGCGCACCGGGGCAGCAAAACATCTGGGGTGAGCGGTTCGACCCGCACACCGGCGATCGCATCGGCGAGCCGTTTCAGGTCAACCCGCAGATGGTCAGAAACATGCTGAACATCACCTCGAACCCGCAAACCTACCTCAAAACTCTCGACCAGATGCAGAAGACCGACGCCGAGCGGCTGCACTACCAGTCGGTCGCTGACCACTACAAGGACATGGCCGACCACTATTCCAACCAGGCGGCGCAGGCGGCCGAGGCCGACAAGACCCGCCGCGACATCGCCGCGCAACAACAACAAATCCAGCTACGCGATTTTGATTTGAAGCTTCAGCAAAACATGCAGGCAGCGCAAGCCGCCGCTGCTGGCCACGCGATTGATCGCGAGAAGATCATCGCGCCGTTGATCGACGGGCTGTTGAACGGTTCGGGTTCGGACGCGACGTTGACTGCGTTCCAGAAGCAGGCGATCAGCGGGATCATGAATAACATGCTGACGCGCGACGCAAGTGTCGCGCCGCAGCAGGCTTTTTATTACGCGCAGGGTCTGCTTGGGGGCAACATTGTGCCTAGCGCACCGGTTAACCGGGGCACGGCGCAGAAGCCCGACTGGATCGTGCCGCTCACCGCTAAGGGCGGCCAGACGGCGCTGACCTATCTCCCGGTTAATGTCATGCAGCAGGCCGGGTTGTGGACTCGCAACATGGCGAACCCCAACGACCCGGGCAAGCCGATCGCGCCGCCGAGTGGTCCAGCTAACCGCGTCGCACCTGCGCCGCCGCTGGGCAGGCCGGCACTTCCCGGCGCTAACTTCGCCTCGCCGTCGTTCTAGGGGGAGTGCGCGATGGCCATCGACACTTCTAGTGAAGAACTCCAGGACCAACTGGAAGAACAACAATCGTCGGGTGGCTACGACTCGACGCAGATGCAGATCGACCAGATGCTCAGCGCCGGCTGGCCGCAGCAGGCCAGCACCGAGCAGGCGCCGGCACCTTCACCTTACGCACAGCCTGCGCCACAACCTTCACCGATCCCCGCCGCGCCCTACCAACCACCGGCGCAGCTGCCGCAGTACTCGTACCAAGCTCCGGTGCCAGGAGCGTCGCCGACACAGGCGCTTTCGGGGTCGCGCGTGCAGCCCTACCGGGCGCTGGCGACGACTCCACCGCCGCCGCTGTCGGCGCCGGCCTTTATGCAGCCGCAACAACCACCGCCCGGCGCCGTAGGCACGGTGACAAACATTCCCGGCGTCGACACGGCCTATCAAATGTCGCCCGAGGAGACGGCGGCGCAGGGCCAGCCCAACATCCCCGAGCCGGAAGATAAGTCCGGGTTCTGGGCGACCGAGGGTAAGGCGCTAGGACGTGGTATCGCCAGCGCGGTGCAGTCGATTGTGCCGTATGTCACGCAGACGGTGTCGAGCGTCGTCGGAGGTCCCGCGACGGCGGTCGAGCAGGGGATTGGCGGGGCTGGCACGCAGACCGATCCGAATAGCCCGAGCCGCTTCCTCGATCCCTCGATGCCCTTTGGCGCCGAGGGTCAGCAGGTGACGCCAACCGGGCCGTCGAAGGTTGCCGAGGTCGAGAAGAACGTCTACAGCGCGGTTACCAATAAGGCGAACGAAGTTGGCGAGTGGGTCAATCAGCAGCTACCGCCGACGATCAAAAGTTATGCAGACATCAAGTCGGGTGGTGACGCGCTGACTTATGTTGCCGAGCGCCTTACGGAGATGGCGCCGCAGCTTGCAGTCTTTGCTGCGGCACCTGGCGCCGGGCAGGGCGCGCTCGCCGCCTCGCTGCCATTCGCGGCGGTCGGCGCGCTTTACGGTTTTGACAAGGCAAGACGCGAAACCAACGGCGATAATAACGCGATCGCCGAGAGCATGCTCGCCAACTCGGTGCTGATGGGCGGCGCTCCGGCACTGCTGGCAACCACCGCCGGCAAGGGTCTCATCCGCAACATCGCGACAGCGGGCGGGATCAACGCAATCCTTGGTGCCGCCGGCGCGGTGCAGAACCAGACGCCCCAGGCGATCGCCCAGGCTAAATCGTTCGGGGACTTCCTCGATAAGATGGGGGATATGGACTGGAAGCAGCTGGTCGAGGGAGCTGCTACCGGTGCCGTGCAAGGCGTGCTGATCGGCGGCGCGGGTACCTACCTGCACCCCGGTGAAGTTAAACCGACGCGTGATGTTACTAAAGTAGTGCCCGGCAACCCCGCCGATGTCGACCAGCAGGCGGCGCTCAACCAAGCGATCAATCCCAATCAGCCGAGCACGACCTCGGATACCTTTCGTACGGTCGAGCAAGGGAACGTCCAACCTCCGCCTACCGCCGGCGCAGCGCCACCGGCGATGGCGCTTAACCCTACCCTGCCCGGCCTGCCGGCAACCGCCGCCGCTCGCGGTATCGGGCAGCCGCCACCGCCGCCACCGCCCCCCGGCGCGCCGTTGGTGCGCGGCCCGGCCGATCTGGCAGCACAGGCAGCCACCGTCGAGCAGGCACGCCAGCAGGCTGCCGGCACCGAGGGTGATGTGATACCCGGTGCCGCAGGGCCAGCGCCGTCGGCGCCACCTCCGCCCCCTCCTCCACCGCTGGGCGCGCGACAAATACCGGAGCAGCCCGGTATGCCAGGGGCGACACAGGCTGGCTTGCCCGGTGTCGAGCCACCGCCGGTGCAACCCGAGCTGCCCTTGCAGCCAGGCTCAAGACTGCCGCCACAGGCACCCGGCGGGGGACCACCCGACGGTGGTGGTGGTGGTGGTGGTGGTCCCGGCTTGCCGCTGGGCGACCAGCCACAGCTGCCGTTTGGCCGCGCTGTTCCTGAACAACCCATCACGCCGGCCGAGGCGCCGCCGCGCCCTGTCGAAGGTGTGCCGCCAGAGGCACGCCAGGGTGAGCTTCCCGGCGTCGAGCCTGCACCGCCTCAAGGCGAGCTTCCTCTACGTCAGCCGCCTCTAGGCGGGCCGGAGGGGCGTGCGGGCGAGCAGCCCGGGTTGCCGCTCGAAGAGCAGCAAGGTTTACCTTTTAAGCTCGCCGATCAGACCGGATGGCGCGTCGAGCCGGACGACCAGACACCAGGACAGTATGTCGTCAAGCACGGCAAGGACGTCTTGTCGGTGGGCAGCTCGCCCGAGGAGGCGATGCAGGCCGCGCGCGACCGCGCCGATCGGGCGACGGCACGAGGTGAACTCCCTACGGTAGGGAGTGAGGCGGAACCGGCAGCGCGAGCTGCATCATTAGCGGAGCAGACCCGACGGTTAAACGAAGGTCGGGATCAAATTATTGCCGAGGGTAAGGCGGGAACGGCAACCGAAGCAGCGCCGGCGGGCGAGGTCGCGGTATTAGAGAAGCCTGCCGAGCAGGCGCCAGCTCCTACTCCGGCGCCGACGGCACGGGAAGCAACGGCAGCGGCCAAGGCGAGGGGTGAGCCGGTCGGCGTCGCGTTGGTAACCCGCGAGCAGCTGCGCAAGAAGCTAGGTATCACGCCAGAACGTGGTTCTGTCGCGGTCGCCGAGGGCGAAGCTCCCGAGTTTAAGACCGTCGAGGAAGGTAATGTTGCTCCCAAGCGCCAGTCGCGTATGGCGCAGGAGGTGCGCGCGGCGCGCACGGCGGAGCCGGCCGGCCGCGCCCGTGATATTCCCGACGAGAGCACCGGCAAGAAGGAAGCTCCTTCGTCGGACTACAAATCGGTCTACCGCAGCCGCGCCAAGGAGATCGCCGGCGGGACCAACTTTGTCGACCAGGTAATGCGTGAGCTACCACAAGCCGGCACGCGCGGTCCGCAGCGTCCAAGCTTTGTAAAATATCTCCACGACGAATTGGTTAAGGCGCGCGACGACAACACCATCCCCGATCTCCAAGCTAAGCAAGAACGTGCTCGTACCCCCGAGGCGAGGGGGCGGATCGAGGACGACATCCAGTTTTACAAGGACCTCCGCGAGCACCAGGCTGAAATCCAGCAACAGATCGGCGAGTCGCTGGAGCCGCGCCCCGAAGGCGCCGCTGCGCTCAAATCAGCCGAGGATGAACTCGACGCCGAGCTGGCGCGCATCAAGGCAGCTAAGGATCAGACCCACAACGCCCCGCCGTCACCCGATCGCCAGGTGGCGAACCGCTTCGGTACCCCCGGCGTCAACGAACCACTGGAAGCGATCTACAATCGCATCGAGGCGAGCGGTACAGCCGAGGGGGCGACGCGAGAGCAGGCAAGTACAAGTCTGCACGAGGTACTCGACGCGATCACCGACAACTCCAAGCTCAGCACGGCGGGGCTGCACCACGCTCGTGCACTCGCGGCGATTTTGAAGAAGATAATACCAGCGTCGACGCGGGTGATCCACGAGGACGCGGCGCACCTCTTTGGTCTCGAACGGTCTATAGACGGCCCGTCCTATTACGACCCTGCTACAGACACTGTCATCGTCGGGAGGTACGGCGGTGGTGGCGTCGAGACGGCGCTGCACGAAGCTGTGCATGCGGCGACGGCGCATTATATCAACGCAGCCGTTAAGGCGCGAAGCGAAGGGCGGGCAACGCCCGAGCAGATCCGTCACCTCGACGCGCTCGAAGCGATCCGCAAGGAAGTCGCGGATATCATGATGCGCGACTCGGCCATGACCGACATGGAGATGGCGCACTCACTTTATGCGACTACGGACTTTCATGAGTTAACGGCGACGTTGCTTACTAGCGCCCATGCTCAAAATGTTCTAGCACGCAGCACCCCCAGCTCTGAGTTCCAGCGCACGATGGAGCGGCTGGGTTACAACAAGGAGGAACGCGCTACACCGTGGTCGGCGTTCCGTGGGTTTCTGCGCCGGGCCTTTGGCCTCACGTCGAGCACCGACAATGTGCTGGGCCACGCGATGCGGGCGCTCGGCGACGTGGCCGACGCCGGTGCGCGTTACCGCCGCGACCCGGCGATCCTGCGTGGCATCCAGGATGCTAGACTACGAAGCGCCGTCGAGCTGGGCGGTCATGTGCTCAGCGCCCCGCCGCTGTCCGAGCGGGCACGCGACATGGTGACCGAGCAGGTGGCGCGAGGCGGCAGCCGCCTGGGTGAGTCCCTACGTAGGGGCGAGATGAACGGGTCAAACGTCGACGCGATGATCCGTGCCAGTGGTAACCTCTTCCGCGACCCCGACACCGGCGCTAACCATTTCGCCGATCACCGGGCAGAGACCGAGCGCGGCGCCGAGGTGAGCCGCGCTGAGCGCAAATTATTCAAGGACACTCAGCAGAAACTCAACGAGGACATTGGCCGCCTCGGCGAGCGCGACCGCACCGCGCTGGCGCAGTTCACCAACGATGTCGGGTACCTCAACGCCAAGATGGGAACCAGCGACCCCACCGCTAACGCGCACCTCACCAGCAGCGAGCAGCTGAAGGAGCTGCAACGGTTACAGGCAAACTGGAATGACCTGCCCGACACCTCGAAGCGGATCTACCAGGACCGTCAGGAGTTTCACCAGAAGCTCTACGAGCGTGAACGCGCCGGCGATCTCGACTCGATGATGCGCTTCGCCGCACCCGACTCGACCCCCGCCGATCGCGCGGCGGCGCAGCAGCAGTTCTACACCCGCGCCGGCACTCAGGAGTTCCTCGCCAACCCCGACGCCAGCCCACTGGCGATGACGATGGGCGAGCGTTACCAGAACAGCCGCAAGCTGGTAGATATGGTCGCGCGGTTTAACGACATGAACCGGGTGCAGGGGGATTACTTCCCGCTGCGCCGCTTTGGCGACTACATGGTCACTTACGGCGACCAGGGCACACCGGGTTACGGCGTCCACATGTTCGAGAGCCGCTACGACGCGGAGCGGGCGCGGGCGCAGTTCGCCGCCGATAAGCTCGAGCCGAGCCAGGTGCAGACCAAGGCTGAGTATGCGCGACGCCAGCAGGTGCCGAGCGAGCTGATGAGCGCGCTCGATGAGGAGTTGCGCCGCAGAGGCTGGTCCGACCAGTCGGCTGCGAGTGTGCACGACGTCTTCACCTCGATCTTTTTAAAACGCGCCACTGAGGCGTCGGCGCGGCGCATGGGCGCGCGCAAGGGCGTGCTCGGTGCGTCGGAGGATATGAACCGGGTCGACCGCGACGCCTACGATACCCATGCCCAGCGCATGGGGTTCCTCGCCAGCCATGTCGGCCGCGAGGAAACGCTCAACCGGATGCAGGCTAGGGCGGACTATCTGGGGCGGTCCGGCAAACCCGGTGAGGGCATCACGGCGCAGGATTACGTCAACCAGATGCGCAAGCGGATGCCGAACCTCGACGAGAGCCAGGGGTTCGTCAACGGCGCGGCGAAGCTCCTGACCAATTTCGGCTTTATCTCGTCGCTGCTGCGCCCGGCCCGAATGCCCATCGAGTTGGTCGGGATGCACGCGATGAACCAGTCCCTGCTGGGCGGGCGCTACGGCCAGGCAGCGGCGCTGCGTGCCACCGCCAAAGCACAGGGCGAGGTCGGGTTCGGGAAATCCCTACGGTTGGGAATGAACAACATGCTCTCCCAGATGGGGGGCAACCTCAAGAAGGTGAACTGGGAAAACGGCGCGCTGATCCGCGACCGGATGATCGCCAACGGGGTCAACCCTGAACTGGCGAACAAGCTCTACGACCGCATGGTGGCGGCCAATATGATCGACATCAGCCATGCCTCGGTGGCGGCGGAGATGGGGCGACCCGGCTCGAGCTGGAACAAGCTCGCCAGTCTGCAGGAGCGCACCCTTGGCGCCATGTCGCAGATGGACAACGCGGTCGAGACGATGGGCCGCATGACCTTCGCCAAGGCTGCGGTGGATCTGGAGCTGGCAAAGAACGGTGGTAACCTGGATGCGGCGCTCGACAAGGCGATGGAGCATGCCCGTGTCGTCACACCCAACTGGAACGCCTACAACGCGCCGTGGCTGGCTTCGCAGCGCGGCCCGCTGGGTGCGCTGGCGAAACCTTTATTCCAGTTCCGCAACTTCGCGCTGCACCAGTTCGGCCTCTACGCCAACCTCACCCGCGAGGCTTATCGGGGCGGGGACGCAGGAGAGCGCGCGATCGCCCTCAAGCAACTCGGCGGCATCGTCGCGTACCACGCTCTGGTTGGCGGCGCGTCGATCCCGATCGCCGAAGAAGTCGCTAAGGGCCTGCTCGGCGCCTACGACTGGATCACCGGCCGCAAGCAGCCGCGCGACTTTGACCGCATTATCCGGACGGCGCTTGCCGATCAGATCGGGCCGACGATGGCGATGGTGGCGACCAAGGGGTTGCCGTCGCTCGCCGGGGTCGACGTCAGCTCGAGCCTCGGGCTGAATAATTTACTCATGCTCCCCGACTTCCGCGATCTCAGCCCGCAGGAGATGTCGAAGACGGTGGCGAACCAACTCTTTGGCGTCTCGGGTGGCGACGTAGCGTCGTTGGCACAGGGTGTCTACGACCTGTTTCGCGGCAACCCAGCAGGGCTAATCAAGATGGTTCCGGCGCGTATCCTGCGCGATATGGTAACTGCTGAAGAGTACAGCCGGGTCGGGGTAAAGGACTCGCGCGGCCGGGTGATCCTCCCCTCGTCGCAAATCTCGACGGGTGACGTGATCGCTAAGGCGATCGGCTTTAACCCGATGGACATCAGTGATTTTTACGCTGGCCGCAAGGCGATCAACGACTTTATGGCCGAGGAAAAAGACGAGCGCTCGCAGATCTTTAACCGGGCGGTGATCGACGGACTTGGCGCGGTCGGGAAGGCAGTGTCGGAGTTCAACCGGAACTATCCGGGGAACCCGATCACCTACGACTCGCTTGTTAAAGCACAACAGGAAGCACGTAAGAATGCGCCGGGTACCTACGGGCTGACCGTATCGCCGAAGCAGCTGCAGCAGGTGCGGCAACAGACCCGCTACCTGCCGCAATAGGACGAGTCCTATTGGGCAAGAAAGTGGCTCCCTGTGAGGGGGATGAGAGCCAAGTTATACGTGGAGAGTGTGACCCCCGATCAGGACCACGTTTGAAGTCTACAACTATCGTAGGAGCTACGGCAATGACCTCGCATATCGATGAAGCAAATGAGCAACGAGCACAACTCAAGGCCACTGCCGCCGCTGTGCTTGCGCTCAGGAGCGGCATGACCAACAGCGAAGCCATCGCCAACGTCATGCTTGCGTATCGCCACCTCGAGGACGCGTCGATGCGTCTGGGTAAGGTGATCCAGGCGCTCGACGGCGGCGTCTCGGTCTACGACAAACGCACTACGGTGGGAGCATAGCAATGGCTAAATCAAAACTCTTCGCAGCGCGGACCTACCCCGACAAGGAGGACAAGGCCGAGCGCAAGCTGGGCAAGATCCCTACGGTCAAGGAAGAGAAGGCCGAGAACATGAAAAAGAAGGGTAAGTAGATGATCCTCGAGATCCTCTTCGTCGTGACCATGTTCCTATGGTTCATGACGCTGATCCCGTTCCCCCCACTCGCGCCTTATGCGCAGGGCCGGGCCTTCCTCGCGTTCACCGCCGTGTTACTATTGGGGTTGTTTATCTTCCTGCCCGGGCTGAGAGGATAAGATGCCACTAAAGAAGGGCACGTCGCGCGCGACGATCAGTCAGAATATCAAGACCGAGATCGCCGCCGGCAGGCCGCAGAAGCAAGCTGTTGCGATCGCGCTTAGCACGGCTCGCAAGAAACCCGGAAAGAAATGACCGACAAAGACGAGGAAAGATTTCGCGACGAGGAGCGCCGCTACTGCGAGGAGCTGCAGCGGCGCATGCTGGAATGGGAGATTGACCCGGTCAATTTTTTCAAGTTGCAAAAGGGGATGCTTGGGAGCACAAATATAGCTCCTATACCACGCCAGCGCTGAACGTGGAGGTGCCCCCGTGAGCCGCCTATACCTCCACCTCGTCGAAATTAATCAACGCCGCAAGCCCCGACTGAATTGGGGTTTTTTGTTTTATATCATAGGGAATGTAGTGCTTTGGGTAGCCCTGCTGGCGCTCATAATATGGTGTGCATAACTCCCTACGGTAGGGAAAAACTTGATCGATCGTTAGGGCTGAGTCTAATGCTTACTCCCTACGGTAGGGAAAAGTTTGAGTAGATCCGCAGGAGGGACGGACGACAGTAACATAAAAATTAATCTTCGTAACATATTGATATAAAATCATTTATCTTACTTGCTTCAAACACAGTTCCTATATTTACTATCGTCCACGATACGCTTCTAAGCCATTGATATTGGCCAAATACAAATTATAGTTCCTCCACACTGATCTATGTGGCATACTGGCGTACTCCATCCGATAGATGGTAACGCAGGCAGTAGGGAGCCGCATGCCAAAGCTCATTCAAAACAGGTTAACTGTCCGGCGCGTCGAGACCGAGGCGCGCCCCGGATACTACTGCGACGGCCTCGGGCTGTACCTGGCCGTCGGTGAGTCATCGAAGTCCTGGGTCTTCCGCTATCACTTCGCCGGTAAGCGTCATGACATGGGGCTTGGCTCCGTTCTCCACGTCCCGCTCGCGAAGGCGCGCAGCAAGGTACGGGCGCTGCACGCCGACCTTCAAGACGGCGTCGATCCGCTTGCCGCGCGCAGGGAGCAGCGCGCAGCGCTTCAGCCGGTGCACAGGCACACGGTCGAGCAGTGCGTCCGCGCCTACGTGAAGGATCATCTTCAGGGGAAGACGCCGCGCTATCGCGCGACGTGGGAGACCTCGATTGCCGCTCGCGTCTACCCGACGCTGGGGCAACGGGACATCGCGACGATCACCTCCAAGGAGATCGCGGATGTGTTCCGCCCGATCTGGGGCGGCGTCGTGACGCGCGAGGCGGTGAAACGATTATCCGTGGTCTGCAACTGGGCCAAGGCGCAGGGGTATCGCGACGACAACCCGGCAGAGTGGGGCGTGCTTAAATTCCTACTGCCGGAGTTCTCGCACGCGACAACTCACCGCCCTTCCCTATCGTGGCGCGAGATTGGCTCCTTCATGGACGAGCTGCGCGACCTCGATGGTATCGCCTACCGGGCAGCCGAGATGGTCGTGCTAACCGGGCTGCGCCGCGACGAGGTACGCGAGGCTTCGTGGCAGGAGTTCGATCTAGAACGCGGAATGTGGACGATCCCGGCGAGCCGGATGAAGACGCGCAAGCAGCACGTCGTGCCGCTGAGCAGCGCCGCCTTGGCCGTGCTTACTCAAATGGCGGCGATCCGGCAGAACCAGTGGGTCTTCCCCGGCCTGCACGGGCCGCTGCACGAGGGGGCGATCTTGCGCGCGGTGCAGGAGGTGCGCGCTGAGATCACACTGCACGGCTTCCGCGCGACGATGTGGGAGTGGGTCAGGGAGGGAACCAAGATGAAGGTCGAGGGCTACGACGACGACCTCGTCAACGTCGTGCTGGCGCACAAGATCAGGGACCGGGTCCAGGCAGCCTATGATCGGGCTGAGATGATTGAGCGACGGCGGGAGTTTCTCGAACACTGGGGCCGGGTCTGCGGCTCGACAACCAGCGGCGTCGTGGTGCCGCTAAAAGCGTAGCCACATATGACCGAGCGCGACCTTGAAGAACAGGATCTGAGGATCGAGCAAATGACCGTTAACATTCAAAAGCTGCGCAGCGAGCTTAAATGGGAAGGCCGTAAGGTCATGCTCCAAACCATCATCGCCATAGCGGCGGCGGTCGGCGCCGGCATCGCGCTAGGGCGTGTGTTGTTCGGTGCATGAAGGAGAGCTAGGGAGAGCTTACCACAGGAGGTTCATATGACGGACGGGGAATTGCTCGCCTACATGGGCGATGATGCGGCCAAATGGGCGGCCGAGTTTTGCAAGATTGCCCGCGACCTTGGGCACGATATCGACGAAGGATGGATGATCGGTTGGTTTGCCAACGCGATCGAGTATTCCTCGCATATTCGCAAGATCGACGCCTTCGCCGCCCGAGCGGTGGCTGATAGGGAGGGTCATCAAACGCCCTGCTTGTCGGCGCTCGCCAGCGGCGACGCGTGCCAGCCAGACGAGTCGTTAAAGCGTTGCGCGATCTGCGGCTTTGAGTCCCGCTGATCGCAGACAGGCAGCGGGCCTTTTTTATCGTTGCCGCCGCTCCTCAATTGGCGTTGAATGACGCCAGCAACTACAGGAGCTATACATGGACGATGCGAAGGCTCCCACCAAGGTTGCGTGGAAGGTCAAGGAATGGGCTGAGCAGGTCAGCCTCTCGGTGTCCTACACCCATAAGATGATCGCCGAGGAAAAGATCCGCTCGGTGCGGGTCGGGCATACAAGATTAATCACGACGCCGCCGCAGGAGTTTATCGACAGACTGGGTAACTAACGAGGGCGCAACGGAATGATGTTGTTCCCGACGGCGGGGGCGGCGAACTCAGCGAGTAGGTATTTCAGTTTGGGGTGCTCGAGTGAGACCTCGAGAAGGTTAACCCTCGGCGTCATGTAGAGCGTACCGGCGCCAATCGGACCCTGCACCGGGCCGTGCAGCAGCACTAGCCGGTCGATAAAGTAATACCTGGCGTCGTTGGCAACTTTGTACGGGTGATAGTTACGATGCCGGCAGAAGTCGGCGAATGCCCGACGGTCGATGCGCAGCCGCTTCTCGACGATCGCAATCTGGTAGGCCGGTGTCGCCAGCCTCGGGTTGAGTTCGAGCGGCGCAGCGAGCAACTGCTCCGCCTTGTCGATCGGCCCGCTGGGTTTGAAGCGCCGGGTCACTACTCGCTCGCGCCGGTGGTGGTTGCAGAACTCGTTGATGATGTAGGCGGCGCGGTCCTCGGCGTCGTAGATCGGCGCCTCATCGGTCTCCATGCGCTCGATGCGTGAGCCGGTAATGACGGTGCATAGTTCGGCGAATATGGCGTTGATGTCGAAGTCGATGAGGCCGAGGCGCTTGGCGATGCCGGCGCCGGCGAGGATGCACGCCGCGCCCGAGACATAGAAGCGCTCCTCACTCGACGCGCTGGTCTGCGCCTGCAGTGCGCTCTCTGATCTAGTAATCAGAGAGCGCACCTGATCGACATGGGTGGCGATGAACCGCGCGTACTCGACACCCGCCAGGCCGTAATTCTCGTCGAGCTTGGCGATGGCGCCCGCCGCTGCCGGCGAGTACGGCATGGGTGCGCGGGTATGTTGCAGCTCCATCACGCGCAGCGCGGTGGCGTCGGTCGATACGTCCTGGCTGAGCAGGCTGCGGATCGAGCGGTTGGCGGAGATCACCAGCAGCGTGTTCCACTCGCCGGGTGCGCGCACCTTGATATCAGCCGACATGCGAAACTTATCGCGGCCGTGGCTCAGCTTGAAGATGAAGTTTTTGACCGCGTCCTTGCGGTCGTCGACCAGCGCCCCCTCGTCCCAGTAAGCCGGAAGCATGCGAGCTTCGCTGATGTTGTGCATGATCGAGTTGGGTGTGTCGTCGAGGGTGAAGATGTTGTGGCGCGGGTTGCCCCACACACTGGCGCCAAGGCGGAAGGCGCTGGTCTTGCCGGTGCCGCTGCGCATCGACCAGATGGAGAGGCATATCCCGTAGGCATTGGAGAACTCGATCAACGGCGCGGCGAAGGCACCGGCAACGACGATCTGCAGCAGCGGCTGATCCTTGATTACATACTCGACCGCCGACTGCCAGCCGGCGAGGGTGCCGCGCGGCGTGTAGCGCAGGATCATCTCGTCGTCACCTCGCGCCCGCTCGACCTCGCCGGTCGAGCGGTAGCAGGTACCGCCCGTGGCGAACCCGAGTATCTGGTCCTTACCGTCCTTGGCCCAGCCAAAGGCGGGTAAGGAGCGATGCAACGCGCTGCCGCGCAGCTTCTCAATCCATGCCATGAGCATCTGTCCCACGCCACGCGTGTTATCGAAATTGAGGGTCAGCCCTTGCATCGCCATGTTAGTCTTGAAGCGCGTCACTTCCGGTATAACGTCAAATTCTTCGATCGCAATCTCGCCGGAAAAGCGACCGTAGGTGTAGACGAAGCGTAGCCGGAAGTGTCCCCCAACCTGTTCGAGCAGCGGCCCAGTCATGTCTCCAACGATCAGCCGCCGCCACTCGAAATCGTCCTTAACCCTGACCTGATGCTCGATCCAGCCGTTGTTGCGCTGGTAGCCCGTCGGGAGGTCGTCGGTGTTGGTGAGCAGTCCTAGCTGATAAGGCGAAGTCACCGCTCCCCAGTGCGGGCAGAGCGCGCAGACTCCGCCGCGCTCAGCGTCGAGCGTCCGGCACAGCGGCGGTCCGAAGGGCTTGCGTCTGTGCTCAGCATCGATCTGGTCGAACTCGTGGTCGGTGCCAGCTGGGGTGTACTGCGGATGCTGGTCGCCCACCTGGTGCGCCCAGTGGCGGCCAGCCTCGCAGAACCAGGCAAGGGTCACGAGGGCGTGCCACATCTGCCGCCCGTCGTTGGCCCCATTCTCGTTCAATGAACGAGAAACCTGGCCGCACTCGTTGGCGATGAGGGCGAAGTCGCGCGGTTGAGCACCGGTGCCCTGTCGCGCAGCGGCAGCGACCGGGGTGGCGCCGCGCCGGGGCGGCGGGCCGTGCAGACCCCCTCCCCCGCTTGCAGGGGAGGACTGCCCTACGGTAGGGATTGTGCCGAGAAAGACCGTGTTGGGATAGTCGGGCAGGCACAGCTTGTCTTCCATGAAGACATAACACGGCGCCGGCTGCGCCGGGATTTTGTAGTTGAAGGTATCCACCGGGCGCAGGATGCGCGCCGCGTCGGCGACCACCGCGAAGTCGCCTTTAGCGCCGTTGCCGATGAGCGCCGCCTTCAACGCCTCGGCGTGCGGCTGCCACGCCGCCTTGTCGAGCGCGTCCTCGACGATCCAGTAGAGGTGCATCCCGTAGCCGCTGCGGACCCACAGGTTTGGCAGCGGGATACCGGTGGAGTTTCTAAACGACGCGACCCAGCTTACTAGCTCGGGCAGATCGGCGAAGACTTTGCTCGGGTCCTTGCCGTCACCGTCGCGCTTGATGTCGGCGTCGAACCAGAAGCAGCGCAGCGACTGTGCGTTGGCCTGGGTGCGGGCGCCGGTGTAGTGCTCGTTGCCAGTCTTGTCATCGCGCTTTAACGCAGCATCTGTATAGGATGCGAGTGCGTGCCACACGTCACCGCCTTTACCCGACACCCAGCGCGCAAACCCGGCGGCGCCGTGAATATCGGTGCGGCGAAAAAACCGGGGGACCATGCCCCTGCCGGGCATCTTATAGGCTAGCGCCAGAAAATTTCCTGGTGATACTACCCGATCAAGGAACGCTTCCAAGTCCATCTGGTTGGCCTTGAAGCAAGGGTAAAAGGCAAAGTAAGAGCGCGGCGAGACCAGGCTGGCACCTGAGTCTCGCCGGTTTTTTATTTAGGCAGGCTGTACCAGAAGCTCGTCGATCGCGGTCAGCAGATCCGGCGGGGCCTGGGTAGGCGCGGGGGTTGACGCGGCGCGTCGTGCCGCTGGCTTAGCAGCAGGGGCAGCTTGAGCTGCACCGGCCGCCTTGGTCGCGGCCTGAAAGGGATTGACCGGCTTCGCCGCTGCTGCCGGCGGCGGGGGCGGCGGAGCCTCCTCGACCTCTTCCTCTTCTTCCGGCGGTGGGGGCGGAGCCTCACCCGGAGGCTCGGCCGGTTCCGGCGTGCCGCCGACCACATGCAAGCCCCGAGGTTCGTCGGTCGCCTGCGGCTCGATGTCGTCGGTGTCGGTGGTGTCGAAGAGCTGACCGATCAGCGGATGATGCGCGGTCTCGTCGGAGTCGGCGAGCTGCCCGTCGTCGAGATACCCGAGGGCTTCAAAGGTCAGCTTGGGGTACGCCACCGAGTAGTCGAAGGACAGCCGGGTCGCCACCCACGGCATGTCGACGCCCTTGGTGGTGAGGAAGTCGGAATACTTCGACAGGTTCTGCATGCTGGTCGCGGGGATGCGCAGCAGCATCGGACCGCCGAAGGCTTCGTTGATGATATCGGTCAGCGGCACCACGGCGATGCGGCGACTATCCTGGCACACCTTGGCCTTCTTGCCGGCGTCGGTGATGCGGCTGCCCCACTGGGCGTGGCGGCAGGTCGCGCACACGTCGCTCTGCTTGTGCGGCACGCCGGCATCGGGGGTGATGCCGCGCGTCGAAGCACAGTCCGGCGCCGCGTCGTCGCCTTCGACATAGGGCTTGGAGTAATAGATCTTGGAGATTGCTTCACTGACGCCGACGATCACCACATCGAGCGACTGGTTGGGCGCGCCGGTCTGTGGGTCTTTTAAGAGGAGGTTCTCACCCTGCCACTTGAGCCACCAGTTGCGCCCCTTGTACCCGACGACACCGAAGCTTGGTTGTATCCCGGCCTTGGCTGCCTGCAGCATGCCGCTGGGCTTGCGGCCCATAAAGCGTTGGGGGATCGCACCCGTTAACGGGACCAAGCTATTCGCCATTGAGCTTCTCCTGGGGGATGACCTCATCAAGGGGAGATGAGATGTCTACAGGAACTATCGTTGCTCATCCCGCCCGGACGCGCAAGACCACGGCTTGGGAAATCTGCACCCCGGGTATGGCCCGCTTGGTTTCCTCGATGATCTCGACCGCTGCGCTCTTAGCCACGCGCGCTTCGAGCAAGTCCCACAGCTCATGCTCGCGGATATAGGCCAGTGTCTTGGGCCAGTCGGCCACCGTCACGCTCGTCGCTGTGCTCTTATACGCGGTGCCCTTGGAGGATTTCGTGGAGTCCACACCAGCTTGGTTAAGATGGGAGAGCAGCTCGTTCTCGAGCTGCGTCATCACCTCGACGTAGGGCGCCAGCTCGACCTTGTGCTTCTCTTTGATCGTATCAACGGCGCGGCGCAGCTCGAGATATTTTTCGATCATTACTGCCGGGGTCATAGATCTCCTCCCTGAGAAATTTCTCAATCTCATCCGCCGTCTTGGGGCCGCAGTACGGCAGCCGCAAGAGGTTCACCCGACCAGTGTAACGCTCGTCCCTGTATTGCTCGAGCAGCTCCTCGAACGTAACTATGAGCGCGCCGGCCAGTACCCGCTTCGCCCGCTTGGACAGGTCCGTTTCTGCGATGGTCATGTCGGGCACCCAGTCAACTACCGATGACTTCGATCGACGGTACTTGCGGTACATCGTCACTTTCCCTACGTAGGGGTTATCTCGTCAAACCTTTGTCGTAGGATGTTCCTCGCGGTAAACCTATCGAGCGCGCCGATCTTGCGCCGCGCCACCGTCATCAACGCGGTGCGGTCCTCGATACTCTTAAAGGCGATGACGATCGGGCCGGCGTCGTCGTGCCAGACGGCGTCGAACCGGTTCACCCATCGGATCTCGATCCCAGCCTCGTGCGCCCACTGCATGAGTAAACAGGCAAAGCCTCGGTTTGGTACACCAATACTGTAAGACTTAGGCGGGACATAAGTTATGCCCGCCATGCGCAGCTGTTCGGATTTCTTGATGCGCCGGCTCCGAGGAGGTGGTGGCAGTTCTACGGGGCGCAGCTTGATGCGCCGCCGAGGAACTATCCTAGTGGTCAGCATCGAGAAGCTTGGAGATAATAGTAATTTGGTAGCGCCGCAGCCCATCGGCACTATGAGTCGCATCGTTCATTAATTCCTCCCCTGTTCAGAAGTCCAGTTCCTGTTGCCTAAACAACTCAAGCAGCATGCCCTGGAAGCTTCCACGTTCCTGCAGCCGCCGGTATGCTAGCTTCTCTACCGGTGTCCCGACAAGGTGCAATATCAACGTCTTGTCTGTTTGCCCCGGCCGGATGATGCGGGCGTTGGCCTGTTCGTAGGTCTCGAAATTATTAACCAGACCAAACCACACAATTGTAGATGCTGCCGTCAGTGTCAGCCCGTGTGACATACAACCGGGATGAGCTACAAGAACTCTAGGCTCTGCCGCCTCTTGGAAACTCTTGAAGATCTTGTTGCGCGCGCCGACGGGTGTCTGACCATGCACCACGGCGATGCTTTCAGTTTGCTGCAAATGCTTAGCCACTCCTTCCAGTGCGTGAATAAACGGCACAAAGACAATCACCTTGCGCGTGTTCTGCTCGACCACCTCACTTAGAGCATCCAGGCGGGGCTGGTTGGGTAATTCATACACGCCATGCTTGTCGGTGTAGATGTAGCCGAGCGCGACCTGCATCAGCTTCATCTGCAGCACACCCTCGTTGACAGCGGTGATGCTCTCGCCCCGGTTGGTCATCACCACCATCTTGTCGAACATCACCTTGTAGGCGGTCTTGGCCTCCTTGCTTAAGTCAACCGTCTGCACCCGGTAGTTAGTTGGCGGCAGCTCGACCACATCAGATAAAGAAAATCTCACGCTGGGCTGCATCGCCTGGTGCACGATGTCCTGCGCCTGCGGGCGCTTGACCCACTTGAAGCCGGATATTTGTTTCATCGTCATGTCCTTGAAGCGGGACATGGTGCGCGGCACCCGGTCGGGTGTCAGTAACCTGGTCTGCGCGTGGGCGTCGGTCGGCGCCCGAGGGGTCGGCGACCCGGTCAGGCCCCAGACATACTCGAGCTTCTTCGAGTTCTGGATGATCGCGTTGGCCGCCTTCCACAATCCGGTGGTGCGGTTGCGGAACGTGGCCAGCTCGTCGATGACAAAGATCGAGAAGCCGCGCCGGGTCAGCTCGTCCTGCAGCATCACGAGGCCGTGATGGTTGATCACGTAGTAGTCGGCGTCCTCGGCGAGGCGCGAGAGACGCTTCGCCCGATCGCCGTGCAGGACGCGCACCCGCGACCGGGGTAATACCTTGAACAGCTCTAGCTCCCACACCGGGGTAAGCGTCGACAGCGGCGCGGTGATCAGCACGCGACCGGCGCGTGCTGCTTGGCGCAGGTAGTCCGCCGCCCAGATCACGGCTCTTGTTTTACCCGTACCAAATTCATTTAAAACATAAGCGCGCTCACTCTCGGTGAGCAACGCCGAGGTAATCTTCTGGGTCTCCCACGGTGTGCCGCCGCGCCAGTCGTAGCGGGTGAGTATGGGCGCCGGCACCGGCACCCCGAGGTTGCGCGCAACCTTCGCCTCGGCGTGGTCGTTGGGTAATAATAACATGCGCTCGCCCTGGTAGGCGAACTCGCGAGCGTGCGGGATCACCTGGGCCAGGTCGGGGCGCCACGGCACGACAATGTGCTTAGTGTCTGGGGTTACGAACATTTCAACTCTCTCCGTCCCTACGGTAGGGATCTGTTATAAGGTTTAGTTACTGCTGATAACCAACGGTCCAGCTCGGCCAGACCATCGGGGCCGTCGATGATAAACACCTTCACCTGTGCTTGCTTAATACGCGCGATGATCACCTCCTGTCTGTCGGTGGGCTTCTCGCCCGGTGCTTTGGCTTCGATCGCGAACCCGAAGCCACAAACAAAACCCAAGCAATCTATCGTGGACCGCCCGTATCCTCCCGGCACCGGCCAGAACTCGTAGACGTACTCGCTATATATAGCGAGTACGTGACGTATTTGTTTTTTTATCTTTCCTTCTGGCGTCATTACCCAGCTTCCAAAGCAATCCGCGCAATGTCGGCGTCGGTGGGGAACTCGTCTATGTCGTAGAACTTAATCTCTTTACCGCTGATGTACTTCACCACAAATCCTAAATCTTTGTATTCGTGCTCGAAGGTGAGCTGGTTGAACCCGACAACTTCTGGTCCAAACTTGATGTGGTCGATCTTCAACGCCAAGCGGAAGGGTAGCTGCGCGACAGCCTTGTTGATTGCTTCCTGTATCTTGACGTGAGCCGGTGAGGTGCGTGCGCAGTAGCTGTCCGGCACGCCTATGCCGATACCGGCGTTCTGCTGCGCCGCCAAAGCCTGCGCCTGCTGTATCTGGAATGCGCTAAGCGGCGGTTGCGCTAGTATCCCAGAACCCATCGACGGATCTCCGAACAGGCTCTTCCACAGATCGCCGTTCCACGGGGAGTTTATTAGAGACATAGGTATGCCAGCGCGGTATCGGGCAGCTTCCACGCCGCCTGCCGGTCGATGCCGGGCAGCCGGTCGCGCTCGAGCTTGACGTCGAGGATGTGTTTTTCCAGCGGCCCGGTCACGTCGTAGAACGCCACCTCGGCACGCAGGAAATACGGATCAGCTTTGATGATAGTCACGTGCAGCCTAGGCCGCAGCGCCTCGGGGAGCTGCTCCATCACCGTATCCTGCAGGTCAACGAACGTACTCATCTGCTCGATGTAACTCATCGCGTCCCCCTCCCGTGATAGGGGCAGCTCACCACGCCGCAGTACTTGACGCAGAGACCCGACGGGGTTGGAGGGTATTCCTCCGTCCGGCGGGCCTTCTCGAGCTGCTTCACCCGAGGTAAAATCTCGTTCCAGATCTCGGGCAGGTCACCGCGCACAAACTCGGCGCGCTCCGCGCCGTTGTGGTTGACAAACAGCAGCGCCGCCTTTACCCGCTTGACCGTGCTCAAATAGTGAAACACGGTCGCCGATAGGAGTTGCAGTTGCGTCATGTCGGCGCTCGGCCGCCCGGTCTTCCAGTCAATCACCACGGCGTTTGATCCCTGCACGTTGCAGAAGTCCACCACCGTGCGGAACCACACCCGCTTGTCGAAGAACCCGGTTGGTTTAAACTCGCTTGTTAGAGCGAGCTTCTGCTCGGCATAGGTCTCGCCCGGTAATTTAGTAAGCTTCTCAAGCATCTCCTGGTGCTGAACCAATCCCAACGGTAGGGATTTTCCCTTGCGGACAAACTCCTCGAACGCCTTGTGCGCGAGATGTCCTTCACCTTGCTGGTAGGTCTCGTCCTTGATGTCCTTGGCCACGTCGTAGTGGTAGTGACGCTTCGGGCAGGTCTCGTAATTTTTTAATGCGGAGTAGCTCCAAGTGAATGTCATGTGCGATACCCCGTTAGCTTCTCGGACACCCGACCGATGTTGGAACCAAGCACCGAAGCGCAGGTCATGTAGTCCGCTCTTGGGTTACTACGAAAGAAGTCAATCACCTGCGGCTGGGTGATTTTGTTGTAGCGCTGCCTCGGCGCGCGGCGCACCGGCCGCCGGCGACGGGTCTGCTCGGCGAGGAAGTGCACCCACGCCGCGTCGTCGGGGTTAGGCAGCGTACCGGCGAAGCGGTGCAGCTCGGTCCTGATCTCAGCCATCTTCATTGGTTCACTCCCTTCTCCGCCTCAAGCAAGCTCACACCCCACCCGCCCTCGCTGGCCAGGGGCAGGCCCTGCGCCCACGAGGGCACCTGGCTGAACTCATGCTCGAGCCTCTCATCCATGTCTGCCGCTTGATCAAGCGGTACGACATAATCCAAGCTGTCGTAGGTGCACAGGAACGGATGGTAGCCCGTGTCCGCGTAGACGCGGACAGCGATGCTGGTGACGATGATGCGCGACAGCGCCTGAGAAATATTCTCGATGCACTTGGCGCCGTAGATCTTGCGTTTCCCGCCGTAGGGATCGTCGTAGAACAGCTCCGCCCCCTCGGGTGTGCGCTCGGCGTGGATGCCGGGGTAGCTGATACACAGCCCGCTGGGTAACCATAAACTGTCGAAGCCTACTTGGACCGGTCCAGCGGCCTTTGGGTATAGCTGGTTGTCGTGGACTATGCGGCTGACGTTCTTCGCAGGTCTCCCGGAGACCTGCGTCACGTCGCGCAGCAGATGCTCGCCGGCGGTCCACAGGTTCGGGATCTCGGGGAGGAGATCACGGTAGCGGTAGACGATGCGCTCGGCCTGTTCCAGTGTGACGTTCACTGAAACACCACCGTTGCCAACAAACAGCATGTGACGGAAGCGCGCCGGCCCCGCCGCGTAGTTGAGGGATAAAATCCCCGTCTTGCCGACGAAGCGCTCGAGCGTGTCGTCGCGCGTGACGACACGGTTATAGATCTCCGAGGCGAACTGGCAGTACACGTCGATGCCTTCGGCGAAGGCATTGACGAGGTAGCTGCACCTGGCGAGCCACGCGACCATGCGCGCCTCGATCTGCGAGCTGTCTCTGTGCACCACCCGGTAACCCGACGGTGCACAGATACCGGCTTTGATCTTTGATCCTCGTCTAAAATTTAACCAGTTAGTTCCATCATCCCCACTAAATCTGTGGGTCCGCGCGCCAGAATATTTAAGCGGCACCGGACCCCAGCCTGTGCCCTGCACCGGCCAGGTAGTTTCCGCCAGGTTTATCAAGCGTCGCGTCCTTGTTTCTTCCAAGGTGGACTTGGTTGCCATCCTGGCAGCGAGGACGCACTGCACGATGGTGGGCTGGTTCTCGTCCTGTAAGAGATCTCTAAAGCCCCGGTCGTTCTTAGCGAGCGCAGGTATCTCCTCACCAGTAGTAGGAGATACCTTCATCGGCAGCTCGACGCCAAGTTCGCGGAGTAAATCCGCGAACTTGATATTCGAGCTGAACACCGAGCGGTCGAGGGTGAGCTGCTCGATCTCGGCCATGATCGCCGCCTTCTCAGCTTGTAGCTCGTCGAGATACAAGCTGAGTGCAGCTCGATCGAGCTGCACCTGGGGTAAAATATACATGCGCATCACCAGGTCGATGAGCTGCAGCTCTTCGTTGGAAAAACACGGGCGCATGATCTGGAAAATGTCGTAGCAGTTCTCGTTGTCGCGTTCGCAGTACGAGCGATACGCAGCGAGTTCGTCAGGCGCGAAGTCACGCAGACGCTTACCGATAGCGCGCACCACCTCGTCCCCCTTGGGCGGCAGCCCGAGGTAGTCGGAGACTGCCTTCAAGCTCGAGCGACCGATGTTCCAGTGCGTGGTCGCGCGCGCCATGCTTAGGGTATCGAGATAGAGCTTAGGGATGTGCCCGTAGTGCCACGCCAGGATCGCACCGTCGAAGCGGTTGTTGTGCGCGAGCAGCGCCGCACTCTCCCAGTTGATCTGGGATAGCGCCGACGCTACCGCTCGCTTCCCTACGTAGGTATTTGTCGGTTTGTTATTGATCTTGACCGCGCACATGATGGTCTCGAACCGAGGATCGAGGACGTACTCGACCTCGCTTATCTTGGAGAGCGAGTACTCCCGGTCGTAGAAGGTCTCGAAGTCGATGCTAACGATCATCTAGCATTCCTATAGATATAGATCCTATAGTTGCCCGCCCTAGATAAGCGCCCACTTGTCCTTGACCCGCCACCCTTTGACGATAGCACTCACCGGATCGGCGGGCGTCATGCTGTGGGACCGGAGTTCACCGTGACGCCCGTGCTGCGGCAGCATCTCGGCCGACACCAGCACCTCGCCGGCCATCGCCAGCGCCGCATGGTTCCGCGCCCGCCACTGCTCGCCGGGATCGTCCTCGTTGTCGGACCAGCCCCAGCTAAGCAGCCGGTACTCCGACGGCAGCTCGGCCACCCTATTAGGCCACGCATCACCCAGTTTGCCCACAATAATTTTCAACTCGGGCCACCGCGCCGCGAGGTGGTAGAGCGACGGACAGTAGAGGTTAACAAACTTGGCGACGAGATCCTTGGCCAGCGCGGCGAAGCGCTTCTCGCGCGCCGCGACGGTGAGCCACTTGCGAAGGTTCGCAAGTGAAATCTCGTCGAGCGAGGTGATATCGAAATTTATCTTTGACGCGATGCCGGCGGTTGTGCGGAGCAGCGCTTGCGCCTCGTAATCGCTGATCTGCGCCTCGTAGACGTAGTAGCTCTTCGCCTCGGTCTGGAAGCGGAGGTATACCGGGTAGTCCAGTATGCCCCTCACCTCGGCAAATAAATGGTTGGTGGTCCTGATGCTCTGCACCCCTTGGGTGTGCAGCTCGCGCAGAGTTTTACGCACCTCCGCAGGGGAGCACGCATCAATAACTTGTTGTTGCGTGAGCGGGAAGCTTCCCTCCATGAGCAGCGCGCGACGATCGAACGCCTGCCGCGCGTAGTTCATCAGATCGAGTTTTTGATTTGGACTGAACTGGTAGTTGGACATCTTAAATTCTCCTATGAATTTAAAGGTTTCGGGTGGAGGCAAATCCCTACGGTAGGGATGGGTTACGAACAAACTAACCGCGCATGGTAGATCATCATCAACATGAAGATGATGAACAGGCTGACCGCTGTGTATTTAAGCACCTGCCAGAACAACACCATGCAGTTCTCCCTTAATGAGTTGTCGGTACTGACACTTGATTACCTCTGCTCACGGTGAAATACCACCAGCGCCCGGGGTGCAGCTTGGCACGACAACGGTAGTGGCCGCTCATCCCGTCGAGCGAAGTAAATAAAACCTCGACGGAATGAACGTAACCACCGGCGGCGCGGTTGATCACCTGCTGGGATATATCCCGCGCCGCGTGGCTCATCCACTGCGCCACGACGGTGGCACAGTCTTCGCAGTGGAACTCCCACCACGGTGCCTCGCTGGGGTCGTGGACCCCAGGTGCTAACGTTGGCATGTGGTTCTCCCTGCTGGGGGTAGAGGGAACCTTAAAGCGCTTGGGCCGGGACGGTGGTGCACCACCGTCCCGGCTGGCATTTGCGCGATAGGCAAGGTCAAGCCCGCCGTGACGCAAACTCCTCAGATCGTGATGCGCACCTCCTCACCCCACGGCGCCTTGTAGTCCGTGGTCTTGCACCAAATTACCGGGTAGTTTGGTTTAGCTTGCGGGAACGGACCCATCATGTCGGTAAGATACACGAGGGTATCTGGTCTCACATCTTGCTCTGCAAGATATTCAAAGGGTGGGATAAAGCTCGTCCCCCCGCCGCCTGGTGTCGGTGATACCCGTATTGCCTCTAGCTCGTCGAGCGAGCGTGCTCGTTCAACACGTTGAACTCGCGCGTCGCACCATATCATCATAACCTCGCGCGGCCGGCAGTCACTGAGGACGGCTGCCGTCTCGGCGAAGAACGCCGAGTACTCCGCCTCGCCGATCGAACCCGAGCTGTCGATTGCAACGCACACCAGCTCCACCCCATAACCTTTCTTCCCAGGAAGATAGATTATGGGATTAAGCACCAGCCGGCGCCGGTTGGGCCGGTCCCAGGTCTCGCGCCTGGCTCCCAGCTTGCCGGTCAGCTCCATGCGTATGTGCTCCTTCCAATCAATTTGCGGCTCCATGATCTCGTCCACGGTTCGTTGTAACGAACCGGGCAGCGTCCCTACGGCTTTCGCTGCCGCGACCGCTTTGGCTATCGCCTCGCGGAACTCGGTCTCGCCCGGAGCATCCTCGCGCCCCGTCGCGGGATCTTGGTAGGGTTCATGAACCGTATCGAACCTGCCCTCCTGCGCTTGCGGATCAGGTTTCCCTCCCCTATGTGTCTCGCCGCGCGTCTTGGGTTTATCTCCCCGCTCCGCTTCGCCGCCCCCGCCCGGAGGTGGTGGAAGTTTCTTGTAAAGCTTCTCGTAGACGTCCTCGACCGACATCTGCTCGGTATACTGCGGATCGTGCAGCCAGCTCGGGTTACACAACCCGATATGATTTTTTACCAGCATGTCGTTGATCACGTAGTCGGCGGCGATATTAAACAGCTGCGCATCATAAGGTAACCCGCGTACCTTACCTGTCTTGCGGTACGTGGCCATCCTCTGCGGATGCCGCAGGATCGTGTGATACACCTCGTGCGCCAGCACAAAGCACCGCTCCTGAGGTTTCAACCCCGCCAAATAGGCGGGGTTGAACATAATCCTCTTGCCATCGGTGGCCGCCGTGGCCACCTCGTCGGTGGGCCACTCGACCATCTTGTCCCAATAGTAGTACCCGAAGAACGCGCACGCCCGCATGAACGCGACGCGCGCCTCGGTCATCTGACGTTCTTGAGCATCCGTAAGCTCAAGCTTGTTTGGTAAGCGGTTCATTTATTTATCTCCTAACAAGAGTTGTTCTCAACATCCTCGGACCATAAGTGAGCGAACAGCTCACTTATACCCTTGCGCTCGTTCTCGTGTGCAAGCACCGAGAGCGTCATCGAGTTTAGCTTACTCACGACACGTTCAGCTCTCTCCCACACCCGCCGCCCCTGCGTGTCGAGATGCAGGGGCACGGTGTGTAATAGTACTTGCTTCACCCCCGCGCTCCTGACGGAGCGCGGGAGGTCTTTGGTGGTAGGTTTAAGCTCGACCACGTTGATGTGCTGGTACGTGGCGCGGTAACCCTTCGACATTGTCGAAGGGTTCGAGCAGAAGATGTAGAACCTTGGTAAACCTCCTTCGGTTAAGGTTTCCCACCACTGCATCGCGTAACTCGACGATGTTATTCTCACATACCCCATCCCTTCATCTTATCAATCACGCTCTGCGCATTCTGCGCAGTAGCAGCGCGCAGCGCGTCGTCCCTACGTAGGGACTCGGCCGTCACGTTCTGAAGCATTTGCTTCAGATCGCCGACGATATCCGCAACCAGCGGATTGTCGGTAATGTTCCAGCCAGGGAGAAGTTCAAGTAACTCGCGCACGTTCTCGACCGTGGAGTTTTTAAAGCGCGGGGATTTGTCCGGTGCAGTAGGCACCGGCGCTTCGGTGAGGCGCTTAATAAGATGCTCGACGCGCTCCCGTGACTCAGCCCAAGCTGCGCTTTGGGCTGCCTTCACCTGTGCCTCGCGCTTCTTGTCGAGGTTTTTCTTAAGGGAGTTCAGCGCGAGGTCCGGAAGCCCCCGAAAGGTAGAGCTTTCGGGGATAGGCTCAATGTCGAAGTGGATGCGGAACGCAGCACTGACTTCGTCTCGAGACGGATATTCCGTCTCGAGAACCAACCCACCCAAATTACCCCTCGCCGCCTCGGCGTCCTCGTCGTAGTGCTCGACAAACGTATCTCTAGCGTCGAACGCGACGCGCTTGGCTGCCGCCATCTCCTTCATGAAGTTGTCGAAGAGCGGGAACGTCAACAGGCGCGGGCCTGTTTGCCGCAAGGCATGAGGGTCCGAGGTCCACGGCAGGGTCAGCTCGTAATAGCGCTGCCTGACCGCGTTGTAGGCGCCCCTGGCGGCTTTTAATCTAGCATCGTGCCCGGCCAGTAGGTTCTTCATCATGCGCCCCACGTCGCCGTGGGCGTTGTGCTGGCGCTTGACCTCGTTGAGTAACCCATTATCAGTACGTGTACCTCCCCACGTACTGATGCTCACATCCGCGAGCATGCCTGCCTGACGCAGGGCCGTCGTCACATCTAAATCGTTCATTTCTACAGCTCCTATATTTGATACACGTTAAGCTACATGTAGCTTCCGATCAACGTATCCCCTGATCGGGGAAACGCATGGCGGGACATGCGATCGATGCTCGATCACATGTAACTCCCGACCAGCAGATCTTTGTGCTGGGTGAGGAAGCGCTGGAACCCCGGCAGCGGATACAAAAACTGCGCCCGCTTGGGATCGGCGTTGACGATCTGCACGCTGAGTATCTGCATCTCGGGGACCATCCTGAAAATGTACTTCAGGAACGGATCGGCGTTCTGCTCATCAATATGATGAGCTAGCATAAACGCCGCGACCATCTGGGCGTCGTGACCCGACGGGAGTTTTGCCTCACTCGGATCATCTATGATCTCCTCGATCGTGGGCAGGAGGTCGAAGTACTTGAGGAAGGTCATGAACTGACCGGCGGCCGCGCCGCCGATCAATCCCGCTGCGCACTCCCTCGCTATATCATCAGTGGGGAGTTCTTTTTCCCACTCGCTCCCGCTCGGCTGCGCACTGCTCGCCGAGCTTCCCGAAGGATCGAGCCTGCGAGGCTCGTACTCCACCAACATCCTCAACGTGCGATCCATCATGCACAGTGTTCTAGGTGTGCAGTAGGGATCGGTGCCATCAGGAACTGAGTCCCTGAAGACAATATCGGGATTTTGTCTCGCGAACGCGACGGTCATAAAGTGTGGCCGCATAAAGCCCACCTGCTCGTCGGTCCACTGCAGCCACGTCGGGACGGAGCTATCTATTTTTAACAACATCCTCCTATTAATAATGTGCATCATCTCACGCATGACACCCGAGCGGTCGCTCGTGCGGTTCTGCGCGGCGACGACGCGCCACTTGATGGGGAGCCGGTGGGTCCCGACGTTCCCATTAAGCTGGAGTTCAGCTGCGGGCTTCTTGACGTCCTCCTCGGCCTGGCCCCACTCGTCGAGGAACACGATCCCCGTCTCGGGCATCGCGTCGTGCCAACCGCTTTCGCGGTACCACTGACCCGACGGGTCAATCACCCAGTAGTTCACCGATTTGGTTGTGACCTCCCCGTCCACCTCCTCTTCGTCGTTGGTGGGGTACCACGGCGGGAGCGAGAACACGCTCTTGGGTGGAGATCCACGCATGGGGATCATGAACCCGCGAACATCGGCCGAGCTGATGGACGCGAGCATGCAGACAACGACCCCGACGGGTTCGTTGAGGCGGTGCGCGAGCATCTGCGCGTACTGGAAGAGCGCCTCGCTCTTACCCACGCCAGGCATGCTCTCCATCGTGATGGAGACCGCTCGCAGCTCATGCTCGATCGCGCCGATGTGGGTGCGCAGCATCACCTGTTTTGCTTCTGATAAGTTCATTTGAAGTTCTCCTGAGTTTAGATCTGGATAGGCATGTGAACGGTGTCGATCTCTTCCCACTCGTTGCCGAGCACCGGCGCCTCCTCGCCGTTGTTGAACATCTCCCGTGCCTTCTCCTTGGCCTCTTCCGGCGTCGCGGCCTCGACGATGAAGTTAGACAGACCGCGATAGACAACCCGAACCTCATAACGTGCCATTTTTCATGCTCCTAAAAAGTCCCTACGGTAGGGACGGGTTTAACGGCCGTATTTGTATTGGCCGATCAGGATGACGACGCCGAGCAGCATGATGCCGCCCCACGCTTGCCAAGCAGATGCGTCGACGTGGTTGGCGAGACCGTACAGCCCGCCGCACGATGCCAACCCGATGAGGAACACGCCTACCCACGGCGGTTCTGTTATCGCCGCGAAGAACACCCACGACCCGACGAACATGATACCTACGAACAATTCAGACATCTATCACTCCTATATTATCTGTACCAAGTGGGCGCGGTAGCACCGCGCTTGAGCTTGCGCAGCTGGTAGCTGCACTTCGCGCACGCTCGCGCCGGCACGACACGGTCGAACGCGCGACGGGTGATCGTCGTAAACACGCTGCCGCGCTTACACAACCCGACAGGCTCAGCCAGTGGAGCCGAGCGAGCTTCACAGTGCAGTTTCTTCACCGCTTTAGCTCCCTCTGCCAACGGTCCATGTTGTGGCGCAGCTCTGCGTCGCCACGCGGATGGGCGACGTAGTGGTATAGCTGACGATTGCGCTTGTGACACACGAGCGCATACCTGATCGACGCCTTGATAAGCGTCTCGGTGAAACCCGGCGCGGTACAGCGCTTGCGGATATCGGCCGCGACGTCTTCGTCGGACGTGGCGACGTGGACGCGACCCATGTACCAGTGAATATCACCTCGCGGGACACGAGCGTCCCACCGTTTGCCGAACTCGGAAACATACTCAGTCATTTAGTCTCTCCTTGGTTAAGGGTTACAGCGCGCGCCCACCTTGGCCGCGACTGCGGTTTTATCGAAAAGCCGCTCGCCCGCGCAATTCTTCGAGCCGACGCCAGAAATGGCTGCGCACAAGCGGCTGATGCCGCAAAGCACCGCGCGTTGACAGAATGAAACGAAGATCGGCAAGGAAGTTTTCCATTGTGTCGGTCATCTCAAACTCGACAGTCTGTCATGTTCAACTCGTCCATTTCTACTCTCCTAAAGATTTTCCCTACAGTAGGGAATTTGCGGTTACTTGGGTTTTATTTTGATTATACCACACGTTATTGTAAATGTCAAGTATTACTTTGTTTTACCAAGTATACCTCTGATCGGTCATAGTTTTTGATCCTTTGTTTCGTCGTAACTCACATAGTACAAGCGCCCATCTCGACGGGCGATCCACTCAGCATTAAGAAGCAACGCGATCACGCCGCGCGTGATCTCGACCGGGACATTATTAAGCGCGAGCGAGTTTACTACCAACTCTTCCGGCATACCGTTCTCGCAGTCGCGCAGCGTCGAGCGCAGCGCTAGGCTCACGTCGCGGTGTAACACGACCTCTTGCATTACGGTCAGCTTAGTAAGTGACATAACCTTTCCTCCGGTCACGTAGTTCGTTTAGTGTATGACGGTGACGGCCGAGCTGATCGTAGTCTAAGGTACCTGCGAGCGGTGAAGACAGGGGTTCCACTCGACGGAACCCCGGTCTCGACCACATACCTATTTCTACGGTGGATGTTTTTACGGTGCGTTTACGCTTCCTCTTGCTCATCCGTTTGCTCCTCTCCTATCAATTCCGCGTCGAGCTGATCCAGTCCGCGCTCGATCAGATGCACGATGAAGCGCGAAAAAGGGGTCACATTTCCGGCTGCAATCTGCGTGTCGCGGACCCTACGCTCCAAAATAGGGGTCAAAGTGATCTTGATACGCGACGATTGAGGGGTCACACTCGACATCGCACGCTCCAAATAGGGGTCACTTTCACACTCGCATCCGCCAAATAGGGGTCACTTTCGACGATAGCATCCGCCAAATAGGGGTCACTTTATAGAAATAATATTTTTATGGTAGCGGCTAAGCGCCAAATAGGGGTCATTCCCTACCGTAGGGATTTTGTGGGTAGCAAATTCAGCGTCGCAATGTCAGCATCCTAGAATAATGCCGGGGGTTTAAACCATTCATAACAAACAATGTTTTTCTATTAGTACCTACTCTATTAATCTAAACCGGAAAGATAGGGGTACATAAAGAGACATCGACGGCGACCATAGCAATTAGGAAATCGACTAAATCCACGTATCGTCAAACCGAGTTAGTATAATAATAATAATAGTCTTAAAATAATATATATAAATATCAGCGGTTTATACCCCGTGTTTGCCCCTAGTTCGCGTCTTACGGATAAAATTGTCGGGTACGGCGCCGCGTCCTATCGTAAAACGTGCGGACTAATTCAGCTCTCTTCCATCGCTCGCGTTTCGGCGGAACGCGTAAGATTACGCGTTATCAGTATGTTATACCCTCGTAGTGGCGAATTACTATCTAGTTTCCCAACTACTGCGACGTGACAGTGTAGGTTTTTGGAGTGACACTTGCGCTGTGTTACTTACACCGTGTCGGCACGGCGTCGGCACGGCGTCGGCAGGGCGTCTATAGGACTTGTAGGGCATGGGTCACGCGTAGAATAGGCCAGCGCCGGCGCCTCGTGGCGCGTGAGTAGGGTCTAGCGTGTCGCAGGTACCTCCCTAGCCAAAACACAAAAGGCCGCACTGGCGGCCTTCCTAGATGGTTTATCAACGCCACGATACCGTTGCGTTTTAAACGCAAAAATGCCCCCAGTTTTCACTGGGGGCAGGGTAGGTGTAGGTAGTGCGGTTTGCTAGGCCGCGTCGTTTAGCACGTCATCCATATCACTCGCGCCTTCCGCAGGTGCGGCCTTTTCCTTGCCGTTCGCGCCGCGCAGGTTGCTGGCGTTTTTCGTTTCCGTTATGTATTTGGCGAGCGCCGCCTTTAGGGTAGCGTCATCGTTCAACGCTTCGCATAGTACTCGGATCTTGGCGAACTGCGGCAGCTTAAGGATAGCTTCCGCCTCGTTGCAGATGGTTATCATCGTCTTCAGCTTACCCTTTACGCGCGGGATGCTTTGCGAACGTGCCGTGTCACGTTTGGTCACAAGCGACCGTAGACCCTCAACTGTGACTGGCGGTTCCTTCAAATCGTGGCGCGCTTTGGCAGCGTCAGCCGCAACGCGTGCCACGATGAAATCTTCCCTGCCGCTAAATGCGTCAGCAAGATCGGCATACCGCGTCTTATCGGCGATGACGCTCTTCGCAAGTTTGCGTAGTTCTGGCAGCTTGGCTCGAACGTTTGGATGCATTACGGACTTAAGTTCGCTCTTGATGTTGTCGAGCGTCTTTTGTGCCAGCGCATTGCCCTTGTAGCTGGTGATTGCTGCCTCTACGCCAAGCTTTATTTCCTCAGCCGTGAAGTTGTGCGTAAGTGCGAGTGCAGCGCAGTTATCCATTATGGTGCGGCGCTCGGCGGATGCTGCCTTGTTGGCGACACTAAGACCATCGGTCGCAACGTTCACGTCAGCGTAAACGTCTTCAAGAGTTGCGATTTGCTTCCCGACAATATCGGCGACCAACAGCTTTCCAGTCAATTTCTTCTCACTCACTTTAGTATCTCCTATGAAAACGAGGGGAACCCTCACTACTGTGTCATCCGATAGTTTCTGCCCAAATTCCCTACGGTAGGGTTTTCTGTCACCGCTTTCTGTCACCGGCCAAGGCACGGCCAGGCCCCCGGGGGGTAGCTGTCCAAGGGGGGCCGGCCAGGCCGGGCGCCCACGTAACGCGTCGCCACGAGAATGATAAATTTCCGAAGTCACTAAAATGCTACGTTTCGTCGTGGTTAAAATTCGAGGTTATTAAATTTCGTAATAACTAGCATTTTATGTATATTACGAACCTAAATTCACGCCTTATTGCGTTGGCATTCTACAGGGAACATCGTAAGCTAAGCTACCTATCTATAAAACCTATATGCAGGAAAAAACGCATGGACGACAGGGAGGACAATATCTTTCCGCCTCCGGCGTCATCGCCGGACGGCGACGAGCGAAGTGCGCTGAGCAGTGCGCAGGCGCACGGGAGCGAGCGGGAGATAATGCTCGCGGTCTGCGGCACCTGTGGCAGCGCTCGCGTCAAGATAGTTGACGCCTCCGCTTTCTGGAATATCAGGAAGCAGAAATGGTGCACCGACAGCGACGACTCGGTCGGTGGGTGCCGCGACTGCGGCGCCGGCGGCGACGACTACGAACCCTGCGACATTATGTACGTCCCGGCACACGACAAAGTTTTGTAGCGCCGCGCTACACCCTAAACACCACACAATACAGCCGCGTCATGACGCGGCTGTATTTGTTTGTACTTGTCGGGTTACTCACAGAGTTATCCACAGGCATATCCACCGCTAATCCCTTGGCTCGTAAGGGATTAGCGAATTACCCCCATATTACGCTCCGACGTATTTTGTAGCTTGCTGTCCCTCGCTGTCATATAAATATAGCTCTTATGGACTAACGTGGAGCACAACACAGGTTCTGCGCTGAGCACAAGGCTCGCGTATTTCCAGAGGAGGAAAACTTGGGAGTTGATCTGCCGCGCCCTTCGGAACATGCGGTGCGCGCCGTCATGACCTGGCTTCAGGAAGAGGAACCGATCATGCGGCCGCCCGTGGCGACGGCGAAGTTTCTGGTCTTCTGCGTTATACTGCATGACGCCGGCGAGCCGTTCCCGCCGCGCCGGGATGTTGCCCAACATCTCGGCGTGTCGATACCGCTCATTGACACTGCTCTATCGCAGCGTCAAGGCACCAAGCACATCTCCATTCGCCTTGAGTTTACTCAAGGGAATGTCAGGCGTCGGGTCTCCACCGTGCGCCACCGCATGATCGAGCCGTGCGAGGAGCTGATCCGCTTGGTTCACCAAGCGGAGGCAGAGGATCGTCGAGACCAGCGCGCCATCGTCTGTGGACTTATTTTTGTACCGGCGTCGGGAATACCGCTATGCCGGTGGGGCGGTCAGACAGAGAGCGGCTCGGGCAGCGCGTGCGCCAGCTGCGTATGGCACGCGGCTGGACACAGGAGGAGCCTAAGTATTAAACCCTGTCGCGCGTCGGGGAGCCGCCCCCAGCGGCTCTTTACCCGACGAAGCTCTAAGCTCCCTCGGCGGCCCTCTCGCGGCGGCGCAGCTCCACCCGACCTACGTCGGGAGTGTAGAGCGCGGCGAGCGCAACATCGGTTTGGATAACCTCATAAAGCTCGCTCGAGCTTTAGGGGTGCGCCCTGGCGAGTTGTTTAACGGATGAAAATGGTTTATATGCTCGGCGTTCCTCTGCCGAAGGAAGCAGGCTGCGGCAAACGAAAAGAAGAGCGAAGCACCGCGAGTAGTACGGAGCGGTGCGAGAGCGAATGGTAAGATACTAAACTACCGGAGGGTTTTACTCATTTACCTCCGGGGCGGTAAGGCGGGGAGTGCGCCGGAAAAACCCCCGTCAGCCGGTGGGGTTATCTCCTAGCTTCGAGCCGGTAGCGGGAGTGACACTTTGGTTGGTCCAAGTGTCACTCCCTTTAATCCCCAGTGACTAATGTTTCCGCTTGTTTTAGCGCTTCACTCCATTTGAAGTGGCGCATGCTCTGGTGACGGATGTCGCCGTCGCACGCTTTACAAAAAGACCCGCCGCCCGATACGTGGCTGCACGCGCTCGGCCCGTCGTTGACCCAGCATCCCTCGCGGTAGTCGCACACCTTGGGGCGCTGCCACTCCCTGAACGGCTGCGCGGCCTTGACCAAGGGGTCGTCGGGTCCGGGCGGGGGATGTTTTTTCATCGGGATAAAGGTAAGGGGTGCCTGGCGTTCCCCGCCGCGTAAGCGTCGGCGCGTTTATCCCTCGCCTCTACGTCTTTCATGCGCAGCGCCTGCGTGAGCAGCTCCTTGGCCAGGAGGATCGCGTCGTCGGCCGCGATCGTCACTTGATTGACGATCGCGTTGTCGTAGAGGTTCAGCTCGATCCGCCGCCCGTCGCAGCGCACGTAAGCCCGTGGGTTGCTCATGTTACCTCCCCTACTAATATAACTACTATAGATACTAGCGCAGCTCGTCACTGACCGGAAGTGCTGCCGAGGATGTAGCCGGCGATCGCCGAGAGCGCGGCCAGCGCGGCGTCGCCGTGGATTTTGTTTTGCAGGCATAGCAGTGCAATCGTCGGGATGATCAGGAAGAGGGCGATCCCGCGCGAGAGCACCCGCCCCTCGATCATCTGCCTGATAACGCTGTCGCTGCCCGGGGCGAAGAAAACGCCGCCAAAGACCAGGGCGCCGGTTACCACAACCAGCAGGGCCACCGCAGCAAACGCCGCCCAGATCAGGCGGTCGTGGCTCACTCCTCAGTATCCATCGAGCGCATCAGGTCGAGCTTCATGCACTCGAGCACCCCGATCGCTCTTAGCCGATCCAGGCGCACGCCCTTCTCGACCGACAGCCAGGTGCTGTCTCCGGCCTTGAACGATACGACGAACACGGTTGACAGCTCGCCGGCGTGGGCTTGCTTCAGCAGGCGCTCAAGATACTCGACGATGCCGGTGACGCTGGGAGTTCTAATTACTTCCATTATTTATCCCCTGTGCCATAAATGAAAACGGCGCCGGGGATTAGCCCGGCGCCGCACCACAGGAGAGAAAACGATGGCTCGTACCCATCGCCGGCTCCTGCCGTGGATTATGGTACTTTGGTCCGTCAGGATCAAGCTCATCATAGTTCGTCGGTAGTAGCGGGGTCCAGCCCCTCCACAAGGCTGGGCCTCTCTCCCAGTGGTCGTGTAGATCACTCCTATCTCCCATTCGCTCCCGCTGCGCGCTGATCCGCGCGAGCTTCGCTCATGTCCACCCCGCCGCCGACACCAGTGTTTGATTATTGTTCATGATCCTCGGGCGGTCGCGGTTGAGCACCCGCCCGGTTAAATTACTCTGGGTGCCTAGGCAAAAATACTGCAGGGCGTCGGAGATATCGCTCCACGGGTGGAGCTTCTCGGGGATATCGTCGAGATTGCCATCTCGACGACGCCGGTAGCGGTACTTATTACCGAGGGACGTAATAAGTATTGGGCAACCTGCTCTACTAATCTGTAGAGCAGGTTCCCCTAATATTTGCTGGCGGAGTAGTTTTTCTACTGCTAGTAACCTTAGATCTATAGAATTAGTAGAAGCAGGATAAGCTAAAAATCCTTGATCTTTAAGCACCATAAACGCCGTCTCCTCGCTGAGCTGCGAGCGCTGCGCCCCGGCGGGGTCTGCTACCACAAACACGCGCTTGCCGGCGAAGGGCGGCGCGAGGAGTACTGGCTTAAGATGCTCCTCGATCATCTGAATTAAACCCATACCTTCCGTAACAACTTCTTTCATTATTATTGCTCTGCCGAAGTTGTCATGTTGACCTATTATGGCACAGGGGGTTCTGCCAAAGTCCAGGCCGATCATCACTGGCTTATTGGGGTTGACCAGCACCCCCATATCCTTGACGTGGGTGGGTGCGTGAAAGGTTTTTCTGAACACCGCCTGCCCGGCGTTGGAAGTCCCCCACTGGCTCTCGACATGGACCGACGCCCAGTCCACGTCGTGGTCTTCCATCAGGTCTGCGTAATAGCCGTCGGGCAGGTTCTCGGTGTTTTCCCCGTCGGAGCTTATGCCCGAGGGTTGGTGATATAATTTCCAGGTGGGCTTCGGGTTGAGCACCATCCGGTCGTGATACGGGCTGTCGGTATCCCACGGGTTGGTGTCGCAAATTATTCCTCTCCAGGTAGCTCCCCCAAGAGCTTTGCTTGGATATCTTCCGCATCTTCCCAGCAGCGGCCTGATAATCTCAAAAGGAACTTCTCGTAGTTCATTCACATAAGCGCCGGTGAGCTGCATGGACAGCAACCTGCGCACGTCCTCCTTCGAGTCCAGCGGGATCAACGGCCAGTCGGAGTGCACCCCCGTCCCGTCAGGCAGGCGGAGCCTGACCTGCAAGGTCGAGTCCGTGGTGTAGAAATGCGCGCAGGGACCGAGGTACTGCAGTGCATCTGCGAGCACTGTCTGACGGAGCTGTTGTAAAGTATTCCTGATCAGCGCGAACCTGGTGTAGCGCACGCCGTTATGGGGCTGCTGCTCGCAGCCGCGCTTTAGCAACTCCATAACACACCCCATTGTTTTCCCACTTCCAAGTGGGCCAACAAGGGTACGTATCCGCGTCTTGCTATCCAGCATAAACGCGGCGACGGTGGGCGGGGCGTGGTAGTCCATTTATCTCCCACTCGCTCCCGCGCGCCTGCGCACTGCTCGGCGCACTTCGCTCATCTCCCTACGGTAGGGAACTCACACATCAGCTTCCTCGTCGGGTTCCTCGCCCTCCTCGCCGAGAGCTAATCTCGGCGGGTCATACGCCCCCGGAATGTCTCCGGGGTTATCTACTGTTGTCCCCGAGATCGTCGTGCGGTGCTTCGGGTCTAGGAAAATATTCAACACAAAACTCTGCCCGCTGCTGAGCGGCCCACGTCCCTCGGCGCGGCCGGCGCCGTCGGCGCCCGCCCCTCTCTGTAGTTGTTTGAAACCATCTATCCTCGCCGCGAACGGCACCGAGGGGTTGTTCACCAGTTGGCTGATCACCGGGATGCAGTCCTCGGTGGCGAACTGAAACTTGGCCCGCATGCGGGCTTCGACGCCCTCACCGCTCTCGAACAGCGCCCGGAGTTTTTTAGCGCCGAACACCACTTGCGGGTGCTGGACCAGGTATTCCTTCAAGGCATCCAGGTCCGGCAGGCCGTAGCGCCGGACGATTTCCTCGGGGAGATGGATCTTCGCGGCGATGTCGTATTGCAGGCGCAGGATCAGCGCGTCCTCGACGTCCGGGTTGTCCGAGAGGACGAGCACGCGATCGATGATATCGTCCAGCTCTGCTTCCTGGTCTGCAACGCTCATATCTATAAACTTGCGTGGGTAGAGTTAGCTGTGTATATCCTATAGGAACTATATTTGGTAGGGGGTCGGGGCTTGCCGCCTGCGCTGCCGATACCTGGTTCGCAACCTGGTTCTCAACCAGCTTTCTCCGCCTTAGGCGGAGGGAGAGGCGCGACCGGGTTTCTGCGCGTGGTCAGCCCGGCTGACCTCAATAGCAACGAGGCGGCGCAGCTCGCTGCGGCCTCGGCCGCAGCACGCCCGCAGCCGCTCCCCGACGACCTCGGGGCCTATATCAGACAGCGCTGGGAAGCCTTTAGAAACGCCCGCAACAGTGGGCAGAACCCGTTGAACGAAAGATTGCTGCGCGCCCAGCGCATGTTCGAGGGGCAGTACGACCCGGCTAAGCTAGTAGAAATAAGACGCTTCGGGGGGTCTGAGGTTTATTCCCGTATGGTCGCTGTTAAATGTCGCGGAGCAACATCGTTGCTTCGTGACGTTTACCTCGGCGCGGAGCGTCCGTGGTCGATCGAGCCGCAGCCTGACCCGCCGGTGGACCCGGATGCGATGATGGCCATCGTCCAGGCCATACAGGTCGAGGCACAGCAGATGCGCCTCGCCGGGCAGGCGGTGATGCCGAGCGACCTCCACGCCAGGTATATCGGCTTGGTGCGCCAGGCCACGGCAGCGGCCAAGCGCATCGCGCAGTCCCAGGCCGAGGCGGCGGCCGACAAGATCGACGACATCTTGATAGCGGGAAAGTTCTACGACGCGCTCGCCGAGTTCCTGGTGGACATCGCGCTCTACCCCTTCGCGGTGCTCAAGGGTCCAGTGGTGCGCATGGTCCCTAAGCTTGTTTGGCAGGGCAAGCAGCCGACGATGCAGACCGTGCCGCAGATGTTCTGGGAGCGCGTCGACCCGTTTAACTTTTACTGGTCTCCCGGCTCGGCCTACATCGAGGACGCCGAGTGCATCGAGCGCAAGAAGTTTAGTAGAGCAGATCTGAACGATCTGCTCGGATTACCAGGATTTAATGATCAAGCTATACGTGGCGCGCTTGATGATTACTCGAGCGGCCTCAGGGATTGGTTGGACGCCCCCGACACCCAGCAAGCGCTGAACGCCGGGCGCGAGGCGCCGCAGCGCAACGAGACTCACCTGATCGACGGGCTTGAGTATCACGGGAGTATTCAAGGCTCAATGCTGCTCGACCAGGGCGTGGGGCCGGATCAGGTGCCCGATCCGACCCGCGACTACATGGTGCAGACCTGGGTCGTCGGCCGGCACACCATCAAGACCCAGATCAACCCCAGCCCGCGTAAGCGGCATCCGTATTTTGTCAGCTCGTTCGAGAAGGTGCCTGGTACTATAGCCGGCCACGGCCTGCCCGATATCCTCGGGGATCTGCAAGAAATCGGTAACGCAACTCTTCGCGCTCTAGTCAACAATATCTCGATCGCCAGTGGGCCTCAAGTAGTTATCAACACCGAACTCTTAGATCCTACAGTTAACGAGGATCAGCTCTACCCGTGGAAGCGGTGGAAGGTAGTCAGCGACCCGCTGGGTAATAATCGCGAGCCGGTGACCTTTTTTCAGCCTGGGTCCAACGCCCAGGAGCTGATGGCGATCTACTCGGCGGTCAGCGGGATGGGCGACGATATCAGCGCGATCCCGCGCTACACCACCGGCGAGAGCCTCAAGGGCGGCGCCGGCCGCACGGCCTCTGGTCTTTCGATGCTGATGGGCAACGCCCAGAAAGTCCTGCAGACCGTCGCCGCCAATATCGACCTCGATGTCATGAAGGGCGTGCTCGACGGTCTCTACGACATGATCATGCTGACCGACGACACCGGCATCCTGTCGGGTGACGAGCAGGTTCAGGTCAACGGTGTCGTCGTCGCTCTGCAAAAAGAGACTGAGCAGCAAAAACAACTACAGTTCCTGCAGATCACCGGCAACCCGATCGACGCGCAGATCGTCGGCGAGGTCGGACGCGCTCGTGTATTGCGCTCGCTTGCCACCGGTCTCGGTCTCGGCGACGACGTCGTGCCGGATGACGACACGGTGCAGCAGGAGGCGGCGCAGCAGAAGCAGACCCAGGCTGCAGCCCAACAGATGCAGCTTGGGCTTGCGGCGGCGAAAGCCCAGGGGGGTCGCGCTGGGGGCGCCCCTTCGGGTGGGGCGCCTGGTGGACAAGCGGGGCAGGTTCCTCCCGGCCCCGCGCCTGCAGCCCAGGGTCAAGACCAGGCGCCCCCGCCCCCGCCCCCGTTACCGGGGGCGAGGCTGGCGCCCGACGGCAACCACTACGTGCAAGATCCTCGGCCTGGGCGTGCCGGTAAGTACATGCGGGTCGAATGATGAAGCGCGCTCCGATCAAAGCAAATCCCACCGCTGAGTATATGCGCGGCATTTTTTGGTACGATCTCAGTGCCGGCGCTTTGTTTTACAAAGGTCGACGTGGGGTCGTTCATGGGATTAAAGCTGGGTGCGTCGGAAGCCATGGGTATGTTGTAGTAAAGGCATATAGAATTCCGTACCTAGCTCATCGTATTGCTTGGCTTATAATGACTGGTGAATGGCCGGAGCAAGAAGTAGATCATATTAACGGCAATAAGGCCGATAACCGGTGGGATAATTTACGCCTTGCGACCCATGGCCAGAACGTCGCGAATTCCGGTGCACGTCGAGGCGGGCTAAAGGGGGCCTACTGGCACAAACGCTCAAGTAGGTGGCAGTCGCAGATCTGGGATCACGGCCGGATTAGGCACCTAGGGTATTTCGACAATGAGCGAGATGCGCATCTTGCTTACGTAAACGCAGCTCAGACGGTCTTCGGCGAATTTGCCAACGCAGGAGCTGCCTGATGGCCGACGTGCTCGAGCGTATGCAGGACGTGCTGAGCGCGCCCAACGCGCCTGGTCCGCCGCGTGCCTTCGACCCGACTGATCCGGCGGCCGCGCTCGATCCAACCGAGCGTCCCGCCGCGATGACACCGACGCAGCGCTACGGCATGACGGCGTCCGGTGTCATGACGCGGCGTGGTGGGGCGCGGCCGGCGCCTGCGCCCACCCGTGCGCTTGCGCGGGCCGCGCCGGCGGCGTGGTCACCCTACAACTACGCTCCCGTCGCACCCACGGCGCAGCCTGCGGGGCCGCAGCCCTATTCTCTAGGCAAGGGTTACAACGTGGTGCCGCCGTCGCAGCCGGGCGGGTCATGGCTGCTTGCCGACCCGCGCGGCAGGGTCACTGCGCACGCTACTCAAAGCCTTGCTGAGAGTAGCGTGCCGCCCGCTGTCGCACGCTCCATGACACCGACGAATTTAACCGGCGCGGCGGCTGGCGTCGGCGGTGCCGTCGCCGGTGCCGGTGCCGTCGCCGGTGCGGTGCTGGCCAGTAACCCGGCCCAAGCGATGATGGGCGGCGAGCATGGTGCGGTGCGCGCTGACATAGTTAATAAATCTCGTCTTTCCAGCGACCTCGGCCCGGGCATGCCGCTTGATGCGGCGCAGCAGATGGAGAAACAGGGTAAAGATCCGCAGACCATATTCCAGGCGACAGGGTGGTATCACGCCCCCGACGAGAAGTGGAAATGGATACTTCACGACAGCGACGCTAAGCTCAACCGCGATGCTTTTCTGGTTTATCGGACCGGAGGCAGCGGCCAAAGCATGGGTCCAAAAGAACAGGCCGAGTTCGACGCGACGCACCCCGAGCGGTTTGATCTGGCACCAGGGTTAGACGGGACCAAGATATCTC